GTCTTTAAGCACAAGGCCTTCGTAACCGGCGTACAATGCCTTCTCGTACGTGGCTTTCATCTCCTCGAGGGACTCAAAGGTTTTGTGCCGTATGACCGTGATAGTTGTCGGTTTGGCCAGAGAGAATGACCATCCTTGCTCTTTGCCGATTTCTTCCAGTGCCCTGTAGCGCGCCTTAAACGGCATATGCATGTTGCCAATGGCGTCAAATAAGAGAAGTCTAGCGTCAGGTGTTACATTGGCACTCCTGATCAGACCGCCACTTTCGTTGAACTCCATATTCGGAACCATGATCTCACCGTCAAAGTCACCAAGACCGACAATTGCATTCTCAATATGCTTTGCACCTTGTATCAAGTGCCCGCCACTCGAATATAGTTGGCCATCGCGAACGAGACATCTGTACCCGTCAAGTTTTACGCTGCCAAGTAAACCAGAACGCCAGAGTTTGTCTTCGAAGGTTGCAGCCTTCATGATACCAAAGACAGGTATGAGTTCCGGAAAGGCTTTATTAATCGTCGTTGCGGTAATACCGCACTCAAGGTTCTTTTTAATGATACACTTAAAGACCTCGGCGTCTTCTTTTAATAACTGGTTTATACATTGAGCAGTAAGTTGTTTAACTATACCGTCGCCATGAGTATTAGCCATAAACATTAAATGCGTTTGCAATTGCACCCAGTTATCTTCAAGTGTAGCTAAACCATCGCCGGTCCAAGGAACCTGTTTAAGACCATACTTTTGGTATGGATGATACGCGGCTAATAACATTTCGCGTAACCGTGGAGAGTCGTATCGTTGGAGAATCATTACCTTGTCATTCAAACTGTTAGTCTGCTGCAACTTCTTGATCACCTGTTTGATTAGCATTTTGTTCCTCCTGCATTTGATTAATTACTTTGTTTACTCCGGCCTTAGAACTCACATAAGTCGCATGATGTCCTTTTAGTACAAGACGTTCAATTTCGCGGAACTGACCTTCTGATGGAATCTGGCCCTCGCTCTTGACTTCTACGAACCACACTTTACCTTTTGGCAGTACGCACATACGGTCTAATACAAAACGTCGCATAGGACTTACAAACTTATATGCTTCACCGCCAAGAGCCCGTACTTGATCGCACAGATACCGTTCCGTATCTTTTTCTGATTCAGGCATATTACCCTCGTTTTAATCGCCACCGCATCATGTCTTGTTTTTCCATTTTACGGCGTACTGTTTGATACTTAGTAAATAGCCGATGCATAAGATACCGGCGGCGCTTGCCCTGGTATTCGTAATGCATGATCTTCTTTATCTCTTCCAGTGGCTTAACGTCCAACCGTTCTATATACCCCACAACATGGTCCCAGCTGATAAGTAGCCGGTCATACCGTGCGGCATCTTCTTTATCCATGATTATAGGGTCTACAAACTGATTATTGAAGATGGGGTATTCACGTTGCGCGCGTAGGGCCGAGAACCTTGAGTATACGCGGTCAAGGATTATTCTTCTACGCTTACCCATAAGTTCTAATTGAAGCATACGTATTAACTGGGTCGTGTCAGTAAGTTTGTAAACTATATCTGAGACTTTAAGCCAGTTAGAATACTTACGTTCCATTTCAGCCCACTGGTGAGGTTCAAATGGTGTTATCCTGTCTAAGAAAAACATTACAATTATCCTTTCTTATAACGTTTGGTAAAAAAGCCAACCGCTTTAATAGGACAGTCGGGGAGGAAATCAACATCACATAGGTGATGCGTAAACTTAGCCATTGCGTCAGGTGTGGCATCCTCAGTCTTTATCAGCGCTAAAGCTTCATCATGTACGCTGCCGATGATCTTTACATGCGGCATATGCTTCTTTACGTTAAGCATACCCCGCATCATAACCTCTCTGGCCGTACCTTGTACAAGATTCTCAGTAATACGGCCTGGAATGAGTTTAAGTCGGGACCACTTTTTTGTATAAGGGTTAATCCCGGAGTGCGTGATAGTCGCCACAGCACCCATGTACTCGTAGTCAGGAATGAACTCATCTTTGATCGTCGGGTTCATATAGTATAATGATTTTCCTGTCGGTAACTGCAGTGCGAGCCATTTAATTCCGTTTCTACTGAACACACCAAACGTAGTGTTTTTATAACGGCGTTTGCTTCCACTGATGACAGCTTCAGCAGCAGCGTTTCGAAGATGCGCCCAGAGAGTTTTAACCAGAGGATATCGATCTCGGTAGGCGTCCACTGAAGCTTTAGCTTCTTCGTCTGATAAATCCAGGCCGGCTTGGAGCGCGGCGGTGGTTTTAAACTTCTTTCCACCCATTCCGTATCCACAATTACTTACGACAATAGGGCCTTTACTTGTCAGTAGTGTGAATCTGTTCAGATTTCCAGCGTTTAGAATGTCGTGAGTTAAACATATTTTCCGAGCGCGTACAAAACCTGATGTTGCCGGGTTCATAATCCTTATCATTGTCGATTCTGTCGAGCTCAAGGTCTGGGTTGTCAAATCCTGGTATGGTAGAAGCATGTATAATAAATGCTCGAGAGTCTGTCCATTCATTACACATCTTGATTCCTCGGGCGCCATAGCAATGAAACGCAAAATTATTCTTGTCATAACATCTGGATTTTGCAGCGAACCATCGATTGATAAGGCGTTCAACAATTGCTTCGTCAAGTCCTGTAACTTTACTATGTGTTTCCAAATTAAATTTGTAAACAGTTTTTCGCCCGCAGATTCCGCATTTAGTACTGTTGCCTTTTTCAAGGTTTGCCAGAATTTGAAAATGTATGTTTCCGCAGAGTGTACATAAGACGTCATAACCTGCGTCGCGTTTTGGAGAATCTGCTCGTGATTTATAGTCAAGAACTTGCCAAAAGCCAAACATATGGCCTGGACCTCTGATTGGGTACTGCCGGCGTGGCGCCATACTTCCTCCTTCGTATCACCAAAATATATCTCATGGTCCGGCGTGAGCCATGTACCGCAAAATGCGTCACATTCTCTTTGGCCCTTGTTAAGTACGCCATCATGAGATACCCACTTCTCACCGTCCCATAGTTTGTCGGTAAGCTGTATATTTTGAATAGGCACAGGACCACGATCTGTAAGGACCTTCGTATGTTCCGCTATACAGCCAAGGATAATAACTTTTCCGACGCGTCTTTGCTCTGACGTAACTTTGTCATAAGGCACTCCAAATCTCGCTGCAGCCATTGTGACATATTGGTCAAGTCCATTGTTGAAGTCCTCCATGGTTTGACAGTCATCTGCGGCCCAGGCCAAGATACGATTTTCAATCGACGAGTAATCTGCAACAGCGATTGTATATCCTGGAGGCGCACAGATCATAGGTCGTATAAGAGCCTTAGCCACTTGTACTGGATCATCTATGACCATGTTTACTTTAAACATGTTGATCCAGGTTTCGGGGTCTTCATAATCCTCGATTGGCTCGATTATGCTCTCACCTGCAATATTTGCCCGCTGAAGCTTACGTTCTTTACAGATCTTTTCAATACTGAGGCGTGGTAAATTATGCATCTGAAAACCTTGGCCTGCAAGCCGGCCAGTGCCCGCACCATGATACCGTAAGTTGTCATGTACCCAGGCTTGGCCACTCCATATAACAGCTTGCTCCGCGATCTTCTTGTACTTAGCCGTCGAGGATCGGCCCAGTTCTTGCCGTAATTCGAGTATACGCCGTACATCTTTCGGGGTATTTGTCTTGGCGATTGCGAGCTCTACGGTTTCTGCTTGAAGGTTTGGTATAATAAAACCCTTAGACGCACACCACTTAATAATACGCGCAATTTGACCAGGAGTAGTCACGATACCGTTTGTAAGAATCGGGAGCTCGACGACGGTCTTTTCGATATACTTCTGCAGGTACTCATAGATACTGATGACTGAGTCTATATCTACAGGTAAGCCAATACAGTTCATCTCGACTGTGAATTCCCAGATCTCTTGTTCTTGTGGAATGAGTTCCTGACGTGGCAGCTTGTAGACGATTTGCTGCATTGCAACAACGTCTCGTAAGCAGTAACGGAATAGGCCCTGAAACGATGTCGTGTTTGTGCTAGTAGGAAACGGTTGTTCACCGTGCTTGTTTGGTATACAGCACGCCTTGACATATGCTTTGCCCGCTGCGTCTTTTGGCATTGGAATCTCGAGTGCCGCTCCTGCATCTGCAAGATTCTGGGGTAACTGATAGCAGGCGCACAGAGCCTGCGCATCTGCAACTTGAAGTAACGGTATTGCCGGCCAGTTAAAGTCACGCACACCTACCTTGTTCCATATACGCCAATCAAACGTTGCATTGAAGGCACAGACCTTACCACCCTCGGTTACATGTTTGATGACTCTCTCTGGTAAACGTCCTGACGCGACTGTCCAAAGAGTAGGTTCTTCTTGGTTAAAGGCCCACGCCAAACAGATGATCTGAGTTGAGTCATCTGATGCATAGGCCATGCCTCCTGCCACTTTGATATCTACAGCGGAGTAGGTTTCAAAGTCAATGAATAAGAGTTCTGTCATTTGGGTGCCTTTGACTTGTCAAATGCCGCAATTGCACGATTGACTTCTTTGTTGCAGTCATTCCACATCTGCTTGTATACGGCATCTTGGTTTGCATCATGGGCAATCTCCTGTGATAGTCCAGCCTCGACCTTGAGACTGTTGTAATTGCCCATATTGATCGTGCGGCTGATATGCACAGTAAGAGTACGACCGAACTTACCTCGGTACCGTTCTACAATGCGTTGAACTTCAGCACGATCTGCGATGTTCCTCATTTGCTCTGGCGTCATATATGTGCCTCCTCGTATTCTAGGATTTGTCGTTCAAGTTCAGCGTATCCCGCGATATCTCGCCAATGGTCTTGTTCACCAGGATTGCCGTTAAGAATCCTTGCCACTTTATGCTGGATCATATCAAGCGCTTCTTTCTGAGGCGCTGATAGTTCATACCAGCTAGGTGTTTGATACATCACACGTTTCAAGGCTTGACAGATATCTGCATGTGTACCAAAATTACCATGTGTCTTCTGCCGTTCATTAAGGGTATCTTGAATTGTCATCTCGTGTTCCTTTCGTAATGTTTCGTACTCTCTGGCGCTCTGCGTCCAAGCCTCAAATCTCGCTTGCCGACGGCCATCAGTAGACCAAGGCATTGTAAATATGTCATCAGTCCAATCATCAAGTAATTGTCGCCAGCGGTTCAATTGAGCTTCCATAGTTTACACCATTTCGTTTTTAGTAAATTAGCGGGGTAAAAAAGAGGCTCGGACAGCCCGAGCCTCTTAACAGCCGAAGTGTTACAGTTTACATAATGTCGTCGCCTGCAGGATCACCAGTCGCGCCGTCTTCTTCTACGACATCGTAGTTGGCAAAGGCATCGGTTGCCCGCATGCGACCATCAAGACGCTCACCTTCTTTGACGAGTAGAACATTGTTGAGGCCCCAACCAACACCGCAATTGCCGCTATTCTTATACGGAAATGCGTTGATGTCGGCACGAACCCAGCAGCCCGCAAAGATTGCGGATACATCAAGGATAGGCTTGGGGCCAGACCCCGTGGCCATAACAATGCCAGGGGCGGTATCTGCGGAGGCGTTGAGGAAGAACGTGTTCTTATAGACGGGATCCGTCTTTTCACCGCTTGCGAGCTCTGCGTCGCCGTCACGAAGGGGCTGATACCGGAAGGCAGGAATCTTGTTTGACCAGAGAGTTTCCTTACCTTTTTGCATAGCCTTCTGGATAGCGTCTTGTAACTGTTTAACACCGGCTACGTCGTCCTTGCTGATAAGCAAAGAACACCCGTACTTCATTTTGCCGGAAGGATTGGCCTTTGGTTCAAACAAGGCCGGAAATGACAATCTCATAATTGGCGTAATCATATTGCGTTTTCCTTTTTGCGTGCATAATTTTTAGTTAGTACTGCTTGAAAAGTTTCTGTGACATCTTCGGCTGATATTTTGAGGACAAGGGCTTGGTCAATCAAAAAGAACAGACAGTCAACCCATTCCTCTATAAGTTTTTGCATGTCAATCAAACAACTGTGGTCTTCGGCGTATTTCCATGGTTTCCACGGCAACTCTTGCAGCAGTTCTACTTGTTCCACTTGCATTGCTAAAACGTAGTCCCGCATAAGTTGCATACGCTGCTTCATGGACAGTGTAGCATAGTCAACGTGATGAACATGGTATTGGTACTTTGATATGGCTTCAAACATTTGTTGGACTGTTAGACTTGTACCCATGCTCGCTCCTTACATTGCATGCGCCCTTGGAGACACTCGCCGTGTGCACATTGCGGCCCGCTCCATGTAAACAGTTCAGGAAACTCGCCCAACAAAATGACACGAAGTTTGGCCGCGAACACGCGCATTTCCATGACATTGCGGTTACAAAGCCGTTGACGCAAGAAGCCAAATAAGTTTCGTGCATCACACGTCCAAAGGATATTTACAACTGAGGCATTTGGTAGTACTTGCCTTGCTTCTTCACGAGCTTGGCCCAAGGCCAGCAACTTACTGTAATTCGTCGTAGAAAGAGTCAACGACTGGCGCAGTAGCAACTCGGCATTATAGTTGTTCAAATGTGTAATACCCGCTGAACAAGGATAATCGCTGTAGTCCTGGTAATGCTGGCTACCGGACGTGATAGTGGCTGTACGGTGTCTTGTGATCTGTGCAAGAAGCGACCGTGAGATACCGTTTATAAGGAAGGTGAATGTGGCGTGCTCAAATACAGACATGTGCTCAGCGTCGATGAGAAACTTACATTTCTCTCTGGTCACAGGCTTATACTCTTTGTCCGAACGCATAGTCATAGCCAATGCGAGACCTATAAGAATGGCTCCGTTTTGTGGCTGTTCCATGAGCTCTATGGACATGTCTTGGTAGTCCTGTAGGATCATAGTGTTTCTCCTTGTGAGTTAAACCAAAACGCGCCGAGATAACTCGACGCGCTCTTGCCAGGTTTATGTACTAAATGATGTCATCGTCGGCGGCAATTCCGTCTTCGACTTCAACATCTTCCGAAGGCTCTTCCGTCAGGGCTTCCGGGGTAACAATGGGCTCGACCACCGGAACCGGGGTGGCGTCGAACTTGATCTGGCCACGTTTGACCTTGAGGGCCAACAGAACGACCATGGCTTCGGCTTCGTCGATCGCGTCCATCAGATCTTCATCGTCTTCGTTGCCAGCTGCGGCTTTATTTGCGGCCGCGGCTTTAGCGATCCAAGCATCACGATTCTTGATGTCAGTGGCGAGGGTTTTCTTCATAGCCTCATATACTTCCACCGGAGACTTGGGTTTGGCCGTGGACGCTTTGGTGGCGGTCTTTTTGCTGGCTTCCCATTCGTTGAATTCGGCTTCCGTGCAGATGGACAGTTTTTTGTTTTCGTCATACCGGATAAAATTGCCCATCCACCGCAGGTAGGTGAATTGACTGTTGACACTTGCCACGCTCATTGCCAACTTGGTTGCTATTTCCTCACGGGTGTATCCGCCTTCTTTCAGAAGTTCGAGGACCTGATCACGTTTCGGTAATGCTTTTTCTTCGTCTGTTTCAGTCATGGTCGTGCTCCTTTGTATTGTGTTGTGGGTTATTTACTTCTCATACTCAATCTTTAAATATATTATATCATTTCGTTTCGCAAAAGTAAACACTTATTTTTCCTGTTTTTAAAAAAGATGCCGGAACGCTTTAGCAGCGTCTTGCTTTCGTTTTTCACATACGTGCTGTTGGCTTTTTTCGTTAAACAAATACCACTTGCCTTTATAGTCTGTCCAATGAAGCCTCTCAGTTCCGCAGTTCTTACAGGTTACGTGCCGGAGCTTACCGAGTTTATGGTAATCATAGCTACCGTCGTGGCCGTAACAGTCTTCATCGGAGCCATAGTCATTGCCATCATAACCATCGTTAAATAACGAAAAGTCAGCCATATCTCCCATTCCATCACCTCCGTTTGCCCATTCAATGTGGTCAGCCATATCTCCCATCATAGCCCCCTATATCTACGATAACTCTTGTTATAGTGTTTAAAAATATACCAGCCAGCTTTGAGGTTCCCCTTGATTGTCCACAAGTCACGTGAACTTTGTATTACTCCTTTCGCCGTAAGATGTTTGTGCCAAACTGCTAAGTTAACGCCCGTCAATCCTACACAACCTCGTGAGTGTGCTTTCGGGTTGAAAGATGATTCTCGTCTTGCAATGTAGGTCATAATGGGTGGATACAACCTTAGTTCTCTGGCCACCGCATGAATAGTTGCTTTGTCTAGAGCTGGATTAATCTTTGCTATATGCTGGCTCAGGTCGTTAGCATGTGCCTGCACCGTGATAGTGCCGGCGATGACTAATGCGGCCAGGAGTTTCATTGGCGTCTCCTTATAAATGTGAACTCTTCGGCATGAATTGCCTTGGATCAGGACCTGGGATATCTGGGTCTAACCCGTCGTCCTCGTACATATAGTTATATGCCGCGGGCTGATTGATATGAAAACGAATACCCAGGCCAAATTCTGTATATACTTTATTAGCTATAGTACCATTGAGATACTGTTCTAGCATTAATATGTCTACAGCATGAATTTTAGTAGGCGCGGTAATTATGATTTTGGTTGGGAATTCAATTTTCATTAGACCTCCAAACCATCATAAATAGTTAACATAAGATCGTCAGTCTTAAGCTGAAAGGTTTCGCCTTTTTGCTTTCGCATACGGTAAAGACTCGCACGTACAGACTTTAAGGACGTCTTAAAATCATATATATGGGATGTTACGCTACGATCATTCTTAATGAACTCGTTATATAGGTCAACCGCCGTCATTTGGTACCTCCGCTAATATCTTTAATTTTCGTGTCAATGTTAAGCAACGCATTAAGATCTGATACGCTGAAACCAAATGTCATGTCATTTAAGTCGTTTTCGCTATACTGTGCATTTGTTTCAACGTTCTCAAAGATCTTACATTGTGCCGTTGTACATGGAAGTTTTGTTAGCCGATCTTGTGCTATACGCGCGGTTTCTTTAACCTTACGTAATGCTACACGGATAGCTTCAACGTCATTTAGCGTTTGCCGTAATTCTGCAGATGTCATACTTCCTCCCAGCCATATTTCTTAGCTAAGTCATAAGCGGTTCCTTGCTCAGTGTGTCCAGCGTTGTACATGTACATTACGTCTTTGAAAAAGTCTGCAGGATATGCTGGGTCGCCATGAGCGTCTTCCAGTATATCGATCACGGTATTCGAAAACTCTATGATACCCGCTGTCCTCTTTCGCACTGCGCGTAAGCTCATTCTTTACCTCTCTTAGGGTTATTATGATAACCCCGGCCCGGTGTTCCACAAATTCCTAACTTGTAGCACACCTTGCAGAGGTTTGGAACAAAGATGCCATTACCAGCATAACCGTAGATGGGTCGTTTTCCACAGTTATGACATAAATCATTAGGGTCATAGTCGTCCGGTCCGGTCATTAAAATGTCACCAATTTAAGTAGATTTTTGTCTTGCAGCCTGCATCGGATGCTATGTGCTGAACGCCCATGGTTGGCTGCGATAGTGTTCAGGGCCGTTATCAGTTCTTCATGTAGCTGTTTATCTTCTTCCTCTGGCCATATGAAACCTGAGCGTTGCAAAGAGGACTCGACACGTTTTGTGTCTGCATCTTTGACTTGCTTGATACGGTAATTGCGGAACTCATTGTTTGTGTCTCGGAGTTGCCTGCGAAGCTGTTCTATATCCGCGATCAAAGAATCATAAGTTTTTGACTTATTGAGTTTTTCCATAAGCTCGTCTTCAAGCTTCTGTACTTGCTCGTGAGCAATCTGTCCAGCAATTTGTGCCACTAAGTCAGTAACACTTACACTGGGGCGTCTGGCTTTTTTGTAATCCGGTTTATCTGTATTCATTAACGGATCTCCCATGTCGGTGTTTGTTTGGCTTCATACGCTACGCTGTAGTCAATTGGTTTCGTAATCCGGTTGTTGAGAACTTTTGTACAGTAATAACAATAATCTGTTTCAACGGTCAGATACGCGAATATCCAGCGTTTTATTGCAGCCCAATGCGTTTCTTCCGAATCACTTTGCGGTGCGATGTCACAAAATCTTGACGGCTGACTTTTGTCGGCTTTGAGGACTACGTCATATGTTCCGCATCTTTTACATTTTTTCATAAGGACCTCCTGTGATGTTATTATGATTGAGAATCTCAGTCATTAAATATATTATAACATACAGTGTAACCAATGTAAACACTTATTTTCCCGGTGAATTAAATCTCTTCAGGGAACTCTAAGTTAGCAAAAATTTCAGTCGCGTCACGGTACTCGATAGCCATACGTTTATCAGTCTCAGTGACCAGAGAGGGTTTGCCAGCCGGTTTTACAATCAATGCGCCGAAAGTCTCATCACGTTTGAGTTTCGCGCCGATGACTTTTTCGGCCGCAGCAGGCGTGAAGAACTTGGATACAAACATCTTATCCGGGTCAACTTCATGCTTGGTACACCACTCAAGGGCTTTCTTTTCGTCGGCCCATACGCGATTGGACTTACCTTCTACAATCTTGTAACCAGGTACAGTACGTCCACGTACCAGCTCATTAAACATGAACTCGGCGATGTCTTTGAGGTAGTCTTTGATGATGCCGGACTTCTCGTACAATGCGATAAGTGCCGGCATATCAGGTGTAGGTAATTGGTCATGAATGGTAAAGACATCCACAGCCAATTGCATAACCATTTCATGCCGCGCATTACACGTCATCTTATTGGGGCACCAACGGCATGCTTTGATTGATGGTCTGAAAAGCGGGTGTTTGGCGTGTATGCCATTAAGTGCCGGCACAAGAGTGCTACCCATCCAGTCAACCAAAGAATTGATTGTGACGATGATTGTCTTCAGATGGTCCTCGCCAATGAGTCTCGGTTGCACGATAGTGAGGTGTACCTCATCGAAGGTAATTGCTTTGGCTTCGTTCTTCAACATGCCTAAGGCATACGCCATGAGTTGTTCAGAATCAGGGAAGACTTCAATTCCCTGGCCGAATTTCCAATCGGTTACATGCAGGATTTTTGGTCCGTACTCAGGATTGACCACAAGCGCGTAATCCAGAGTTCCTGCCACTTCGCTGAGTGCTTCACACTTTGTATTCGGAATCCATCCTTCCATTGTGACACGAGTTTCAATAAAGTCATAGAACGGGATCTTGTTCTGACTGTACTTTTGCCGCAGTGACCACACATAGTCTAAGCACTCTTGGACAGCATCCATTCTTGGTATGTCCAAGTTATACTTTTGTGCGATATCTGTGTCGATGGAATATATATCGGCATCCAGATGTTCCCGGGTCGCGGAATGCAAGTTAGTGCCGTCGTCTGCATAAATATTGGATTCAGCGTTGTCATCAGATCTTTCAAATAATCCGGATGCTGGGCAAGCCACAATTCGAGGTAGTTTGCTAGGAGAATATTTGGCATGTTGTTCCTCACTCATATTGGAGTTCCTTTCCACGGTTCCTGCAGCTCGATAAGCCACAATGTTGGTGACGCAAGTGAAAGTTTTTTAAGCTTCGCAGTCGGCATGATTTCTAAAAACTGTTTATAGACTGCACTCTTGTCGTATTGAGCAGTTTCAAACTGCAGGTAATGCCGCTCAGGTGTCACAGTACAAAGCTCAGGGGTCATTCGTCATCGTCCTTTTCCATTGGAGTGTAATTAATATCTTTTACCATCGCTTTGAATTGCTGAAGAACATGATCAGGCATACTGGTGATCCAGGCATGAATATTTTCTGGCGGGACAGTACAAATCATTGTATCTGTATCGTCTGTACACATTAACCCATGCCCTGACTTGTCGTACATCTCAATAAACTCGAGTTTTGCGTCATGCAATTCAGCAAGTTCGCGGTCTACGTGGAACTTGCCATCTCTTGTCAGATATCCACCTACGTACTTAAGATTCATTTTAACCCTCCTTTGGAAAATTTAGTACTGCAAATTCACCTCGTTGTTCTAGTATATACGCATCATATACATGAGCGGCTAATTCAGCTGTAGCGTATGTACCTAAATATTTTGGCTTCGTGCCACACGCTAATTTTGCTTGCCATTTATCGCCGTTTTTTGTCACACCTCGGAACCCTGAGATACCTGGAGTCTGTTTGCTATTCCAAGCATTCTGCTGAACTGTACATGGCCTTAAGTTATGCCGGCAATTATTAAAGCTATTACCATCTTTGTGGTCAACTTTAACTCCAGGCAATAACTCATGATGCATGAGACGTTGAGATTGTGTGCCGTTAGGGTTAGTTATATTACGTACTGCATAACCTTGTCCTTCATGCCATTTAAACTGTGACAAGTGTGTATAATCTTCATTGTCGACTTGTGCAACAAAGCCTTTAGTAAGTTGTATTTCTTTCATGGGACTCAGCCTTCAATTTTGACTTTGGTTGATGCATCGTATTTCTGGCCAATACCAAGTCCGAACGTACCACTCGTATATTTTGCGTGACATTCGGGGCAGACAAGTGCCCAGCAACGTCGACCATTAAATAGGACTTTTGCATCTGCGAACCATGGGATATCCATGAACTGATTTGCGCATAAGTCACATTTGGTATGATCGCCATGCCATTTTTTCTGTGTCATAATAACCTCCAGCTAAATGATGACTGAGAAACTCAATCATTAAATATATTATAACACATTGCATTGCAAAAGTAAACACTTATTTTTCCTGCGATTACTCAAGTTTCAAAGGTGGTAATTTGCATGACCAGGGTGTTCCTTGATGCTTAGGTATCTTGACCAGAGAGTGACTTGGTGCTATAACCTTGAGCCACTGGGTGATAGTCCTTTTAGCCATGTAAAACTCTTGAGTATTAGGTCGGATATTTAAACTGAGTAACGCTTTGACGCGTGGGAAAGTATAGGTATCCCAGTTTCCTACCTTTTTATCGTCTGCATCAAACATATTGTTAAGCTGGTCTAGCAATGACTCATCTATACCTGTTAGGGCTGAATCATTTGTTTCTCGTTGCTGGCTTAAGACTACTTTGTCCTCAAGCCACCATGCCTCGCCTTGTTTGTAGTAGTAATACGCCTCAGCCCATAGTTGGTTAAGGTCGATGGTATGCTTAAAGTCATATGACATCGCATTGATGAGCATAAATCGTCTGTTACCCGTCGCGTCTGTAAACAGTTCGTACTTGTTAGTGGAGCCGATAAACACAGTACGTCTGAGTACGTCAGTTGCGGTTGCACCATACGGTAGCACGACTTTATCCACTGTTTTATCCAGGAACTGTTTGAACTCAGAATAGGTCTTAGGTGAAAAGACTGTGTCAATCTCATTTATATTACAGATGAGTGTATTGGTTAACTCCATACCAAGTTTGACCATGTCATTTCTGAATTGTGACATGTTTACTGACTTGCTACCAACACAGTAATTACGTAAGTCGGGTGGGAAGAGTGACTCAACCCAGTTTGTCTTGCCAACACCTTGTTCACCTTGTAAGATAAGTACATTGTTTAGCCGGTTAGGTTGGTCAGGCGTAGTGAACACCGCGGCCATGACCTGGATTAGCCATTTACGGACATAGGTTGTGTATTGTAGAAGGTCCTTAGCTTGGCAGTCGATCGTTGTCATAAGCTCAGGTATACGGGATCGCTTATCCCAAGGTATGAGTGTCTTAGTAAAATACTCGACGATTGGGTTATAGATGTTTTGTGACGCCTGCGCCACGAGTATCTCTCTGGCCTTGTGTCTGACAGCCCCATCCCGCGTACCATGCTTCATCATCTCTGAGTCGACGACATAAGATACAGCCTTAACGTCTGTAGTGCCCAGGAGAGAGTACAGTTTGGGTGGCAGTTGTATCTCAAGGTTGTTAGTTACAGTGTTATATCGCCCAGTTATTTTAGCATGCGCAATGTATATCTTGATGTTGTCGAGTGAAGGTACAAGTCTCGGTGGCTCACCTGTAAAGTCTATATATTGTGGTCTCTGCGCGTAATATAACTTTAAGACGGTAGCGAAGGTGATATTATTAGACGTACATCCCCCGTTGGGGCCTGTATTAAAGGACCGCCATGTCGCGTATGTTGCATCCGGGTCATACTTGTCACCTTGCTCTGACCATTTACTCCATACGACATAGCTGGTTAAGTCATTGCTAATGTTATGTAGGGCTTGTCCCACAGTCAGCCACGCATCACGGGATTCCGGCGGAGTGGGAGTATCTAAGTCTATAATTGGAAAGTCTGTAAAAGCATTAGTAGGTAAGTACTTAACTGGTAATGCTGTTAAGACTTTATCAATAAGCTGTTTAGAGAAAGTTGGTTCAGAAGAGTCTTTTTTAGCGGGTTTAGGGGGGAAACTAAGTACCTGAGCATTAGATGTAGATATAGATGTAGACGCTAGCATTCTGAAATGTGGACTAAGTATCTCTATTAACTCGTCAGCGGGTATTGTTCGTAGAGCGTGGTTACTGAACATTGGTAGCAACCGGCCTGTGATAGTAACATATCCAGTCGAGATATAAAGATCACGCTTCTCAGTATTATTATGCACTGCATTACCAAATGCGGCTATAAGTGCTTGTTTGTCTGTAGTCCTGACGATGACATGCGCGCCTTGACCAGAGGGAGACCATTCTGAGTATGATTTGAGGCGCTCTACGAGTCTCGCGTTGATTGGCCGTCCGTCATCTACGTCTATGCAGATATAGTCGTGTTCAGCGGAATAGATAAAGCCGTAGCCATGACCGGACTGGCGGGGTTGCGGGAGCTGGGAGAACTGATGACGTTGGGTTTGCCAAGACTTGTGGAGTGGTACCTTGATATACTTATTGCGGGCTTCTGACCATTCAGGTTGCCAATATAGCCAGTAGGGTTCGGAGAGTAAAGCTTGAGGAAAAGATTCTGTGGACACGGAAATTAGGCCTGATTCTGCTTGTGGCATGGGCTTGATGTCCTTCTTGGTTATACGGTTATGCGCAGTAGGATCGATGAGAACAGGTATGCCCACTACACTCTGGCCAGAGTGTAGCGGGCGGGTTGAAGAAACCGTATCACCAATTGAACCACACTTAATTATTACTATAGCATGGTTTGAGCACGAAGTAAACACTTATTTTCTCCGCACGATAAAATAAAACTGGATTATCCAGCATCCAATGAAGTAAGGTGAAGATAGATCTTGCGCATATGGTCAAGCAGGTTATGCCGTTTGGCCATCAGTACATTGTACCGGTTACGTAGGGCTGTACGGTTTGCAGGATCATGTTCAGGCATACTTTTGTCATGTTCGTCCATCTGTTGTTCAACGGTGTAAAGCTGTGACTGCAATTGGTCAGCTGAGTCTCGCAGCATTTTGATTCGTTGTGGTTGGGTCATAATATGTCGGAAGTAGTATTCGTATGATTCCTTCGTGACCAGAGAGGACTGGTCTTGTGTATTCATTGTGGCTATAAGGCTTTCAGATTCGAGGTTCATAGTGGTCCCCCTATTTCTTTGCGGTCTAATTTAGTGATTGTGGAACCCCACCAAAAGGCCTTGTCAATATGGATATAGAACTTATGGCCTTCTTCTTCTATCAGCTTGGTGCATGTCATGATGCATCGGGCTCCAGCTGTATGTAGGTCATGGAACGTGATCGGACGTCCTGGTATGCATAGTTTCTTAATGACGGCTTTGGTTATATCAAATTGGTTTGGCATAGTACCTCCAGTAAATGCACCTCTCCGGCCAACGATGGGATGGCCAGAGAGGTGATTGATTTAGCTGATCTTCGTGATCGTACCGTCAGTGGAACGCTTCACAATTGAGCTAATAAACTGGTCAGGAGTAATTGTGGTTACAGGTGCCGATTTGACAGAGTTGGAGGATCCATGACTTACGCCTTTGGCGGATTCGCCTGGATTGTACGCCGTGACGTATTTTCGGCCATACTCATCCGTCGCGATGGAGTAGCCCATGTCACGGACTGCGGTGAGAATGGAACTGATGTTCTTGTTGTTCGTGCCCGCCGCGATGGCCAGTTCACTGATCGTGACCGGAGGACCAGGAACGATATTGTTGGGACACAGAACCGCCAAGATCTGTTCCTTGCGGCTTGCGCCGCGGAGTGTACTAGTCATCTGCTGCGGTTGCGCAGTGCGGGTTTTGAGTTCGTCCATGAGTTTGTGGATAAGCTGTTCCATGTCCTGGGTTATGCTGAACAGGAAGCTAATCGGCGCGGCTTTGAATGCATCGTCCGTGCCATAAACATCATTGATTGGAATCATCTGGTCAAGCCAGAAACCGTCACGCGCCCGAAGAAACGTGAGCTCAGCTTCCTGGCGACGCAGAGACTCTTCCTGGTTAAGATTAGTCTCTTCGGCCAGAGAGAGTTCGGCTTCAAGCTTTTCAATCTCACCAGGCTTCGTTTCAGCCAACCGAATCTCCTGATTAATCGGAGCTTCTACACTTGCCACATTCTTTACTGATTGTTTCTTTGCCATGTTGGACCTCCAGCTTAATGTGTTAATGATTGCGGGAACTTCAAGACAATCTTGATGCCTCTCACAATCTTTAAATATATTATAACGTAAAGCACTGCAAAAGTAAACAATTATTTCTTCCGCATATTAATAAAAAATTGGGTGTCCCGGTTCGAATAAAAAGCTAATAAAATCAAATAGTTATAACTAGTTGAAATAATTGGCCAATGAGTTCATTTTGGTCATAACTATTTGATTTTATTAGCTTTTTTGATCAAAACGAATGAAAGCTAGACGAATGAGCGTTTTCCAACACTTATTTACATTTAGGGACTAGCTATACTTTTCCAATACCTTTTCATTTTTCCATTCCGCTCATTAAGATATAATAATATATAATAAAAACAAATAGTTAGGTTAAAATGAACTTACTAAATTTGTAAAAATCAGCGAAATTCTTCATTTACACTCTGGTCGGCGGCAAAAATAAGTCTAATAAAATCAAATAGTTACGAAAAGAGTAAATATGCTGGAATGAGCATTTCTTGGCACGCATCCGGCACGACCGGTCTTTCCTGAAACTAGTATCGAAATCCGGATGCCTCAGCAGCCTATCTCCAGGTCTTTTTAGCTATAAAACAGCTGCGCATGTGCAAAGGTATACTAAGACTGAATAGCAAAAGCTAATAAAATCAAATAGTTAGCTTTGTCGTGCCGGACCCGTACTGAGCCCTTTGTGCATCTCATCAAAAAGAGTATTTACTTTTTTTGAAAAAGCTCAGCATAGCACAACCCCGGTCCTGCATTTAGCGCATATGCGGGACCGGGATGGGCCTAATTGCTCGTGCCAGGTGCTCTCTGGCCATGCTATTTCCAACCCCGCGGGGCCGGAGTGATAGTGTTTTGGGCGGGCTGAGTCTACTATATTAACTGGAATTCGGGCCTGAAACGGCCCAGGGCCTGACGGGAAACACTATCACACGTGGCTGGGTTACCCAACCACGTGGTGTCATTAATCGTGCGGTAGATTCTTATAACACGTCATGTCCTTACAGCAAGGATACGCGAAGCTCGGTGTATACACCCTAACTTCGTCAGTGCATCCTTTACATTTGTCAGCATTCTCTTCAACAATACGGTAATCATAACACCGTCCGTTTTGACGTATAGTTATATTCATCTATTCCTCCAATCCAAGCCACAGTTCAACCTTACATCCTCGCTTAATCATCTCAGCTCGTACGTCCATCTCCAGCGGCTGCGAGATGCTCTGCCAAAGATCACACCATCTAGCCGTGTTAAGCTGTTCACCGCGGTCAGGGTATCTCTCATCATACCAATTAACTGCGGATTGAATGAGCAATTCCCGTGCGTCCGCCATCCTGTCGTGCTGGTCATTTAGTCGTGCATAATCATCTGTCAGGTCACGTAAGGCCCTCTGCAAGTTCGTGATCTCTCCACGCAGCCTGCTACATCCTCGCTGCACTGCTTCTACGATCTGTTCTTCTACAGCCAACGCTTCAGTGAATTTCATATTTCCTCCAGCCCTGCTTAATAAGATATGCAGTAGAAGCTACCGCATTTATAAATATATTATATCACATTTGCGACGCAAAGTACATGTTTATTTCTCCCGCAAATATAATTATAATTGGACGGATCCCTCTGGTCGAACTCTTCGGTCTTGCGGGGCCTTATCTACTAGTTGTGTGGGTCCTGCCCCGCGGGGTGTGATAGTGTTTTGGCTGACTCCCTGTTATACTATCACAAAGTGTGCATGTGATTTCTCACATGCACACTTGTGTTATTTACTCAGCAACCGGTGCAGACTTGGTTGCTCTGTAAGCGAGTATCGCTTCATACTCACCCACCCTGTTTCGCAGAAACTCTGCGCAGCTTGCATTGTTGTGTACAAAGTCAACCAGTTTCTGATTAACTTGCAGCCTGTACACTCCACCCTCAGAGATGCTCCAACCATCGTCTCTCAGGTAGTGCACAACACTCTGCATATTGCGCACTTTGATGCCGAGCAAATCCGCAAACCGCTGTGACTTCAGCGATTCATGGGACATCAGTAGTTGCAGAGCCTGAGCCTTTTTGCCGGCTTTCTCTACAACTATAACTGCGGGTTTAACTTCTCGAGCCACAGCCAATTGCGCCGTGAGTTCCTCTACCTGTTTCTGCAGATCTTTGATACTTGCCATGATGACCCTCCGGTTCTACTGCACGGGATGTGCCGTGCACACATCTACATGTGCGTCATGCACACATAGTTAAATATCAAGATCTTTTTATTATAATATATTATAATAAATTAATCTTCATATTTAATTTGAAATAATTATATAAAATTTTTTTAAAAAAATATACAATTATTTTTTATTTAATAAAATCATATATTTAAAAATGAATATTACTCATATAATAATTCAAAAATTTTTTATACACGAAGGGGTGTATAGCAGACCAGTCAAAGTGCCCAGACTCCTTTCAACCGTTTTCCACAAAACTATAAGTCGTTTGAACACAATTTACTCTTTTTGAAGCACAAAATCCACAAAACTATAAGTCGTTTGAACACAATTTACTCTTTTTGAAGCACAAAATCCACAAAACTATAAGTCGTTTGAACACAATTGATTTTTACTATAATTCTTTTTGAAGCACAAAATCCACAAAACTATAAGTCGTTTGAACACAATTGATTTTTACTATAATCCACAAAACTGTAAGTCATTTGAACACAGTTTACTCTTCTTGAATTATCTGGTCCCCGTTTTATATAAATTTACACCAAATGACGTAGTGACTCGTCTTCAAAAAGAGTAAATAGCCTTTATTAATACCTACTTGAACTCTAAAAGGCTCAAAAACGACGATTCAAGATTGCTCTGATCGATTTTCAAGACAACTTTCGCATAAAAGTTCTAATATTTGACTTGTATTTACACTTTATCGTTTACTGTATTTTATCTCAGCCCTGCCTCATTTTCTTGTTTACTTTTTCGTTTTACTATGCTATTATAAAGCAAAATGAAGTCAGCTTAGTTTCTCCGCGGCTTCGATTATAGTTATGCATGTTGTTCTCCTCCGGTGATGCTACGCGGACCCTTGTCAGTCCGCGTAGTACTGGAAAATTATTTAGACGAAGGCCTCTCTGGTTATGGCGATTGATTTAGAACTCCTGCGGCTTCAATATGAGATACTTAACGTGTCAGCTGAGTCTATAGCTCGCGCAACTAATCTCCCCATCTCCGCAGTTCAGGACGAGATTGACCGTAAAGGCTGGACTCCCGTATGGCCAGATGACGAAGAACCTCCTATAGAGATAGCTGAAGGTGAAGACGCCTTTAAACTAACCTCTGACCGTTTCATTGAGAAAACCCGCAAACGCCTCTACGCTTACTCCCTCGCAAAAGATGTCTTACTGGCCACCCGTTATTTGGAACTTGAGGCCGGACTCGTCAGTAAGGCTAACGAGGTACTGGATCTCGTCGACCCGCAAGTTGGGATCGCGACGGTCAAGGCGCTCTCGTCCCTCTGGAAAGACATGCAAAAGAGTGCGAGTGCTGCGAGTGCGTCTTTTGGTGTGGACGAGATGGGCTTACCGACGGTCGTGATCAAGGACCTGTCAGGGAGGGCTATCTAGTTGTGCGATTTGAACTTATCTGTGACCACGGTCAAGACCGAGTTCTTGATGATTATTACCACTGCCAGGACCGTGTAGCAATTATTACTGGTCCACTTGGTAGTGGTAAAACGTTCACATCCTGCGAGAAAATCTTCTACTGGATGCGAACACAAAAACCAAATTCACAACGGATTCGCAAGACGAGATTTTATGCGATCCGGAACACTTATCCTGATCTACTTGGTACTACGGTAAAAGATTGGATGGACCTCTTCGGAGAATTGGGGAGGTATAAGGGAGGGGGCATCGAGCCACCCAGTCATAAATTGCGGTTTTTATTGCCGGATAGAACATTGGTTGATTCCGAGTTCATCTTTCTCGCCCTTGACAGACCGCAAGCGATCAAGAAGTTAAGAGGGGCCCAAGCCACAGGGTTTTGGTTAAACGAGATTAAAGAATTACCTAAGTCAGTTATTGATATGTGTGATTTAAGGCATGGTAGGTATCCTTCAAAGATGGACGGTGGCCCAAGTTGGCATGGGATGATCGGCGATACTAACCAGGTAGATCAGGATCATTATTTATACGAGTTAGCGCAAGAAACTAAACCAAAGAATTGGTCATTCTTCACCCAACCAGGTGGAGTTCTTAAAGGAATAGACGGAGCCTGGGTGATTAATCCAAATGCTGAAAATATATTGAATCTTCCGGATGACTACTACGAGGCCGGTCTCGAGGGTAAGGAAGAGGAATGGATTAAAGTCAATCTTGGGAATAAGTATGGGTCAGTCAGTGATGGCAAAGCCGTTTACAAAGAGCAGTACAACGATGGAATGCACATCAATGACTCCATTCTCTTTATGGAAGACGAACCCTTGGCAGTAGGACTGGACTTCGGATTGACCCCGGCTGCAGTCTTTGGCCAGCAAACAGCAAGAGGTGGCGTAAATATTCTAGCGGAATTGACCAGCGACGGAATGGGTATAAATCAGTTCTACTCTCTGGTCATTCGGCCTTTTGTACTTAAACATTTTTCGAAGGCTTCCCGTATAACCTGGATTGGTGACCCGTCTGGGAATAAACGAGCTGACACTGACGAAAAGACGGTGTTTAAAGAATTGAGTGACCTTGGTATCGAAGTCGAACCGGGTAATACAAATGACCTCACGATGCGGATTGAATCCGTTCGTTTTTATTTGCGACTTATGGCAGGAGATAAGCCAGCATTTCAGTTGCACTCCAGGTGTCACCAAGTGCGTAAAGGTTTTAATGGCGGTTATAAATTTAGACGAATCCAGGTTATAGGTGAAGAGAAATATATGAACGTACCGGATAAAAATCTTTACTCGCATCCACATGATGCACTCCAGTATCTCATGATGTATTTCCGTGGAGACGTCGGCGTTAGTAAGCCATATAAACGACCAAAAGATACTTCACGGTGGGGACGTTAAATGCCTAAACCTGATATTAAAACACATCTTAACTGGGTCTGCGAAGCGATGCTCGGGCATTCAGGTTGGCGTAAAGAAAGCTGGGAAGACGCCGAGTTTAAGGATGGTGTTCATTGGAATGAAATAGATTTTTCTAAACTCAGTGATAAGAATATTAATCCATTGACCATTAATAGAATTTTTCCGATTCTAAATATGGCTCACGGAAATTATATTCGTGCACGTAAAGATATTATCGCAAAAGGACGTACAAAAGAGGATCACGAAATATCGCAGGTAATGTCTGAAGCAATTGCATTTGTTGTGGACCAGAACCAAGGTACAATGATTCAACGAAGTGCATATGAAAGTGAAATATCCGTCGGTTATGGAGACATATATGTCGGGTATAATTCGGATCCACGAAAAGAAAAAGTCATGCTACGTGAATTACCGTGGCATTCATTTTGGTGGGACCCATACGGAACTCCTTGGCTTAATATCAATAATACACGTTATGCTTTTACCGCCGAATGGAAAGATATTGAAAATTTAATTGGAGCTTTTCCAGAGTTTGAAAGAGAATTACGAGAACAATTTAGGTCTATGACTGACAGTATGTCAGCACCTTATGTATACGATGCAGCTACAGAGATTGAGGACTACAAAAATTTTCTCTCCTCCGGCCGTTGGGTTAATTCAGAACGTTCCAGAGTACGACCAGTGGAAATGTGGTATACAAATGTCGAACCAAGATGGTTTGCTGTATTACCCGACGGCCGTGTTCTTGACATGGATAATGCCCCGTTAAGCGAACAGTTTCAAATGGTACAAGCATCACGAGAATTAGTTAAGGCGCATGTTAAGCGTATGTATGTAACGACATTTTTAGGTGAACTGGTACTTCAGGATATTCCAACACCTTTTCCGTATGACGATTTCCCTTTTGTACCTTACGTCGGATACCTTGACCGATATAATTTTCCTTATGGTATTCCACGGCAAGTCAAAGAACAGAATATGGAAGTCAATAAACGCCGGTCTATGGGTCTGGCACTTATCGGCAGTCGTAGAACAACTGTAGAAACAGGTGCCGCAGAAGACCTTAACGTGGTACAGGATGAAGCAAATAGACTAGACAGTTTTATAGTCGTAAATAAAGGTGCATTAGAAAAAATTAAAATAGAGGATATGGCCTCTCTGGCCGCACCTCAGATTTCTATGATGCAACAATCCGAACAGGAGATAAAAGAAATAGTCGGTGTTAATGATGAAGCAATGGGTATGAATACGCCTGCACAATCAGGTACTGCACTTGATAAAAAAGTATTACTTAGTTCTACAATGACTTTATCGCTTCTTGAAAACGCGAATCAGTCTCAAAAGATTATGGGTGAAAAAATCATGTGCCTTATCCAGGATTCCTGGACCGAACAAAAAGTAATGCGAGTTATTGACCGACTTTCGGGTGTTGAGAAATTTGTTGAAATAAATACACGTATTCACGACGCAGATACTGGTGCATATACTATTAAAAACGATTTAACCCAAGGTCGATTTGATTTAGTAATTGCCACTAAAGAGATCACGGACACGATGCGCGAGAAGAACATGGACTTGTTATTCTCTGCAATTAACAAGGCCCCACCAGAAGCTGTGGCCCCCTTGTTAAATGTCGCTTTTGAGATTTCCGATATACCTGAGAAAGAACGTATTTTAGCGCAGATAAGAGAAGCTACAGGCATGGCACCAGCTGATGAAGACCTTACTACGGATCAGCGTAAAGAAAAACAACGCCAGATAATGGACCAAAAACAAGCTATGTCTGCAGAAGACCGACAACGTCAACAACAGATGCAAGATCTTGAAATGCAGAAAACTCAAGCAGCGGCATCTAAAGCACACAACGAGGGCCAAGCTGCGATGTTAACTGCTCAGGCTATGAAACAGCGCGCTGATCAAGAGGGTTTTGTAGCTGGGCATGAACTCATGCAGGCAAAATTCGATAAAAAGACGGAGGCTAAAAAGAAATGAACGCAGCCCAAGAAGCCGCATTTGAAGCAAAAGCTGAGAAACATTTTCGTAGTCACCGAGAACTTCCAGTGGGCCGAAATTTTCGATGCTGGAATCGTGATAAAGACGTAACCGGTGACCGCAATTATCGGCAGAACTATGACCAGATTAACTGGTCTGAAAAAGTTCCAGAAACTCGCCCTTCGCGGGCGTAAAACAAGTAAACCTCGCCCACGCGGCGTTAAAAGGAGAATTAAATGAGCGAAGAAACACCAGTATCGTCAGAAACGACGGAAACATCAAATGAAGTACAAACGTTAGAAACCCCGGTCTTTGATGTCCTTATAGACCAAGGATTAACTGCAATTTCGGAGGATGATTTACGTGGCGAAACAGCAGAAGAGAAAGACGTTGAAGGAAAAGAAGAAGGAACGGCAGAAGGAAAAACAGACCAAGAGGTAGAGGTAAAACCAGAGGTGACCGAAGATACGGAGACTACACCTCCTCCGAAGGTCGAACCACCACCTAAAGGTTATGTTCCACTTGCCGCGTTAAAAGAAAGTAGAGAAGAGACACGTGCACTTAAAGACCGTATAAAAGCCCTTGAGGCGAAAGTACTTACGCCGGAAGTAAAAACCCCTGCAGAGGTTGTTCCGGAGGTACGCACGGATTTTAAGGTTCTTACTACAGCAGAGTTCCGCGAACTGTCAGATGAGTCACCTAGAGATGCATTGGTGTATATGGCAGAATTACGAGACTACGAGAATGTACAGCGTATTTCTCAGGCGCGTGAACAAGAAGTAGATGCTATATTTCGTGAATCAGTTAAACTGATGGAAGAAGCAGTGCCTACTTTATTTGACGAAGACTCAGAAGCCCCAAAAATACTTGCTGAGTTTGCTGAAACTGTGGGTTTTACTAAAGATATGTTTTATTTAACAAATCCTGAAACCCAAATTATTTTACCCGGCGAAACTAAACCAGTTTATCTTGGTACACAAGCCGCATCGATTCTTAAAATGCTCGCCGGGCTTCAAGGAAAAATTGTAAAAGACCCGAAATCCGCGGTAGACGAAACCGCATTACGAAAATCAATTGAGGCTGAAGTCCTCAAGAAAATAAAAACCGGTGGTAAGTCTTTTAAATCGCTGAGTGATATTCCAACAAGTGATTCTGAAACACCTGCGTCTAAAGGTGTTTTATCAGAAGCACAGTATATGAAATTAACTCCAGCTCAACAAAAGGCTTACCTCTCCGGCGAATAGGAGATTTGAATTATGGCTATGACAGATTTTGCATTAGGACATGCGTTAGCAATTCAACGTTGGTCCACTTCGCTTGCGGTAGAAGCCGCGAAGAAACAGTATTTTGCGCCATTTATTGGCACGTCCCCGGAGGATCTCATCACCCTGCAGAATGAACTCAATAAAGGTGCCGGTGAAAAAGTCACTATCGGTCTGCAGATGAAACTGGTTGAAGCTGGTATCGAGGGTGATGCTATTATCGAGGGTCATGCAACCGGTGAAGAAGCCCTTACTTTCTGGAGTGACTATTTGTTTATCGACCAACTCAGAAAGTCCACGAAGTCAAAGGGTAAGATGTCTGAACAGCGTGTTCCCTATGATCTTCGTGCCAAAGGTCGTGATGCTCTTGCGGTATGGTGGGCAGAAGAAATGGACGAGGAAATTTTCTGTTATCTTTCCGGTTGCCGTGGTGAAAGTACCATGCATAATCCAACCACCTGGACCGGCCGTGCAAATAACGCCCTTACCGTGCCCGACGTTGGACATCTTGTATATGGTGGAACGGCTACCGCATACAATAACATCACCAACACTGACAAATTCGAACTCTCCTTAGTCGAGAAACTCGTCGCTAAGGCCGAGACCACGGACCCGATGATGCAGCCTTTTATGATCGGCGGTACAAAGAAATTTGTATTGCTTATGCATACTTTCCAGGCTTTTGATCTTCGGACATCGACGACTACCAATGACTGGTTGGATATCACCAAAACGACCGACATGGGTCGTGGTGAGGCATCCAAATTGTATACCGGTAAACTTGGTGAATACGCGGATGTTATCCTGCATAAACATCGTAATGTAATTCGACATAACGATGTTGGTGCCGGTGTTAACCTTCCTGGGGCCCGTGCTCTTTTCATGGGCGCCCAAGCTGGTCTTATGGCCTATGGCCAGGATTCTGGTCCTAACCGGTATTCCTGGAATGAAGATAAAGATGACCGTGGTAATGCTCTGGCAATCACTGCCGGTACGATCTTCGGCATCAAGAAAACTCGATTTAACAGTAAGGACTGGGGTGTCGTAGCAGTAGACACATATAGCGCAGATCCTACTTAATCGATGTTGTTTCAAGTATAACCCGTCTGCTCTTTAGTAGACGGGTTTTGCTGAAACCACATCTAACAAAAGGTGTCTTATGGCAACACTCAAAGAAATTAGAGATCGCGTTATACGAAACGTACAAGACGACTTATATATTGATGAAATTATCGATAGTTTTATTAACGAAGGTCTTCAGCGATGCGCGAGTCTTGTATTATTACCGGATTTAATGAGTACTGGTGATATATTGACATCTATAACTGCGTATTCAGTAGATATACCAGTCGCATGGAATTTTGATCGTAATTTATATATGTGTAGTACAGTCGCGGATAAACGAAAAGTTAAAGTATTCTCGTCGGCCATTTTACTCTCTGGCCAATATTCTGATTTTGATTTTAGTGTAAACACCGGTGAAATAGAAGCTTGTACGGCTACGCGTACACAGTTTATTTATTACCGGGTACCTACTGTAGTTACACCACTTTTGTGTGCTTTTTATAAAAAACCGACTTTATTAACAGTAGATTCAGTTGAACCGAGTATTTTGCCTGAATTTTTACACTACGATCTTTTGGCAAATTTTGCGTGTTTTAAAACTTACAGTGAAAAAGAGGACGGTATAGATGGTGTACAGATAAATACCACAAAGTATTATAAATTATTTGATGCGGCTATAACTGAATTAGGTATATACTTTAGAACAGGTCAATCTAGACCTACGCCTATTAGACGATCGGACTGGGTATAATGTCTGAAATTTCAATAAACGCTTTCTCGGGTATGAATAACGTCAAACGGAATGAGAACTTTTTCTCTGCTGAAGGTGTAGCGGAGCCAAAGATCATTTTAAATGCTGACGTTGGCATTACACAAAGTCTTATTGCACGAGATGGTCAGATAAAGATTCTCGCCCTGACTAAGGCACATAGTCTATGGTCAGGATTAAGTTGTACCCTGTTTGTTGATAACGGAACACTTTACAGGTTCACGCCTCCGACCAAGGTCTCGGTATCGGCACTTGATGATAAAGGCGCATCGTTTGATTACGTCGAGGCTGAAGATAAGGTCTATTTTTCCAACCAATATTGCAAAGGTGTTTTCAACCCGACAACGAACACAATATCGGATTGGGGTATCCTTCCCCCGTCAGGTCCGATGTTGCTGACCGGTTCCGGCTCCCTTCCTCCTGGGGCCTATAACGTGGCCATGACGTCATCTAATGGCGACGAAATTTCCGGGACCGGTCCCATCACTTCGATAGAGTTGACAGAAACTGGCGGAATCCAGATTCTCAATCGTCCGTCTGGGTCCGAAGTCTGGTGTACGGATGCCAACGAATTCATTTTTTACCGGATAGGCGCAGCCAGTAAGATTGTCTCTATTCCTACCGTTGAACCGTGTCCGTCCCTGATGTGTTCTCCGCCACCGTTTCTCTCTAACCTTTGTTATGCATTCGGGCGCATCTGGGGATCATCCGGAAAAACCGTCTATTACAGCCAACCGTTTAAGTTTGGGTGGTTTCGGTTATCGGCCAACAGATTTGAATTTGATTCTGAAGTGACCGTAATCGCCAAAGTCCCGACCGGGATTTTTGTCGGGATGAAGGACAAGACCCGGTTTCTCTCTGGGACTGAGCCGGAAAAAATGCAGCAATCAGACGCCGGGGCCGGAAGTGTGTCCGGGACACTGGCCTACTGCAACAACTTGCCAGAAATGGGGGATATCCTGGGCTCACCTGAAAAGGGATATGTCGATGTTCCGGTATGGCGCACAACTGAGGGCATTGTGGCCGGGAATGCTTCTGGAAGGCTGTTTAATCTCACAAAAAACAAACTCGTCTTTGGAATCCCGGAGCGCGGGGCTTCTCTTTACCGGAACCTTGGAGGTGCCATTCAATTCTTAACCAGCGCAAAAGTTGGTACGGGCGGATCTGGCGCGGGGTTTTTCGATGCTGACACCATTGCTGCCTTAAAGTCTGGTGCGTTTGATATTTCAAGTTTCAAGTCAAATGCAATCGGGTCCGGCGTCGGGATGTCGGAAACAGTTTCATGTGAACTTTATCGTAACGGGGTTTTGGTGCCCTGAATTTAATTCAATACTGCTTTAAAAAGGAATTTTATCATGAACATTATTCATAGAGTACCATCAATCCTTGTTCCTGTTTTTGACAACCTGGATGATATTCTTCACGGGAATCTTGTCGCCAAGGGGTTTGTCACCTGTGATCACTACCGTAAGGGTGAGCTGATCCATACGCAATCCGGGTATAACACTTTCACGACTGAAGGTATGGCCAAGATTTGCAACGTGGTTTTTGGCAATGTCGCAAAAGCCGCGGCCATTGTTACCTGTGTCGGAATCTTCAAGGGCAACGTCAGTCCGGCGGTTGGAGATACTGCTGCTGCAAAATTGGGCGCGGCCGGCACGTATCAGGAATGCCAGGATGCCGACTACACGCCGGCAACGAACAGGCCCGTCTATACCATCGCATCGACTTCAACGGCCGGGTGCACGAACGCGGCTTCCAAGGCTGAGTTTACCATGGCCGCAGCAATCACGGTTTACGGGGCGTTTCTGGCCTACAGTTCCAGTTCCACACAGGCAAAAACAGCGGTGGACGGAACACTGATGTGCGCCAAGAAGTTCACGACTGCCCGGACTACGGAGATTGCGGATGTCCTTGGTATCACCTATGCCTTGAGTTTGACGACCAGTTAAGGCTGCTTCATGCCAACTCTGAACTACGAAAATGCCGGTGCGCTTGTTGAGTATGATTATCTGCAAGGCACGATCACAGCACTTTACCCGGACGACGACACCGCCGATGTCTCCGGGGTGTGTGGTACTTTATCGAAAGTCCCGATTTTTTATCACTGCAAGCCTGATTCGGCTGCAAGATCGAATGGGGCGCTTACGGGTGCTGCTGGCGCTTTTACTGTGGGTGATTCGGCTGTGGTTCTAAAAGGGATCAATGGGGCTGATGTCCTGGGACAGAAGTATTATGTGGTTGGTCGTTATGACGGGGTTAAGCGGTGTTCTGGAGGTGATCAGGTTCTTATCTATGCTTCAGCGTATGGCTCGGTATGGTTTTTCGTTTGGGATATGGCGTCAAATAACTATGCAGAGGACGCTTATTGGTCTGTGTATCAGTCTGGTATTAAAAACCTAATTACAAAAGATCAGTACCCATTCGATACTCAGTTGCAGCAAGATATTATGGCTTACTGGAAAGGCGAGCGATTTGCCTCCCTCACAGTAACTCCTACCCGAATTGTCGAATCTCAAAAGATGTTCGTCGTGAACTCGTTGGATTTTGGAGCAGGACTGGTGAAGGCAGGTGACTATGTTTATAGCGAATACTATCCATGGATATGGTCGAAGGTTAAATCTGTCGCTGGTTGCATGATAAAGACCATCGATCTTGTGGTCCAGACCAGTATTTATGGGAGATGGATAATCTCATCTTCCCTCCCGCTTTATGTTCGCTCTGAAGGTTGGGTTTATGATCAAACGCCATTGGGATTAACTGAAGATGCTGAAGGATACAATGCGGGGCATTATGTCTGTCCTGGTGGTGTAGGTTGGACATATTCAGGGCATAAAGATCGTGGCGGCCACCACTATGATTATATTGAAAATACAAGTGATGTTCTTCCTGCTAATTCTGGGTCTTATGCTGATGGTTCTGTTATTTACGACTCAGTAGATTGTAACTATCCGCCGAGTCTTTATGGCCATGCCTATCGTTTCTATACAGGTGCAACCAAATATAATTACATCGCAAATGTCTTAAAAAACTTCGCAGTGTCGTACTCAAGAGACTACTTTGACTCCTTTGAACGAGTTATAAATTTCCTTGGAGACTACCTTTCAGGAGGATCTTCATCCATTGATGTTTTGCAAACATATCGTACATCAGGGATTTTAAACCCTCTTGCCTCTACTAATTTTGAGTACACCGTTTATGATAAATATTTGCCATTGCCACATACGCAAACCAAATCATCAGATTGGCCAAGTGTAAGTGGTGAACTGGCAGTTTGTTCAGACGATTTCTGCTTCCAGTTTTATACGTACCATGGTTACCAAATTAATACCGCAGGCCAATGTGAAAAACGGCCAAGTGCAATATCTCCTCCCAGCACTGTTCGAAGTTCCAATCTTGAAACAGCAATTTGTGAATTGATCCGGTCTGCTGGTGGGAATACTTCTGCTGTTGGTGTTACGGGGGCATATTATAGTGCAAAGCGTACGGCAAGTAATACTGGAAATGACATGATTGCCATGATGAATGCAGTCCGGGGATATCCAGAACTGTTGACAGAAGATCCGTGGTGTATGTCTGCTTCAATCGAAAAGATTAATTTCTTTGTCGCAAATGGCGTCGCCCAACACGAGAATCCTGATGGGAGCCCACTGACCTATGTCGGGATGGAAGTCATTTGCGTTGCGCTTGATACTGTTCCTCTTGGGGACATCGTTGCCGGGTGGATGGCATCACCACTTCACGCCGAGGCGATAATGGAACCATCATACAAAGTCATGGGGTGGGCGACTGGTACATATCCGCCCAACTTCACGCAAATCACCTTTGGGCCTGGAATGTATAACGCTATATCGGAAACCTATACCACAGAAATAATTGTTCAGTACATCCCCATTGAAAACAGGGGTCACGTTAAATGCTTCGTTGTTAAGATGACACCAGAACCATAGGGGTAATAAAAAGGAATTTTTGCCATGGCTATTACAGTAACAGTATCGAACCATTTCAAATATCAGAAGGACAAGGGCAATGTGGACATGTCATCGGATGCATTCAAAGTAATCCTGATGAATACCACGTTTGCCTTCAACAAGGACTCCCATGCAACTCTGGCCGATGTCACGGCAGATCAGCTTGCAACTAGTCATGGGTACACGCAGGATTCCAAATCACTCGCAAATCCGGTAACGACTGAAGACGATACGGATGATTGCGGGAAAACTGTTTGGGACGACGTAGAATGGGTCGCAGATGGAGGCTCGATTGGCCCGACCGGCTCCGCTATCATCTATGACGACACTACCAGTGATGACACGGTGTATTGCTGCATTGATTTCGGGACGGACTACACTATTCCCGACACGGCCAGTTTCCAGCTTCGGACATTGGTCGGCAAAACCACTTAGGAATCCTACGATATGCCAGGTAATGACGCATATACCAAATTGCTGCTGCACATGGATGGCGCGGATGAAAGCACTGCGTTTACGGACGACAGTGCCTCCGCCCATACCGTGACAGCTTACGGAGACGCCCAGGTCAGCACAGCGCAAAGCAAATTCGGCGGAGGATCGCTTCTTTCCGGGTCAGTTTCGGATTATCTGAGCATTCCGGATTCCGCGGATTTGTATCCGGGATATGGCGACTGGACGGTGGACTGTTGGGTATATCTGACCGGTGCAGTTGATGACTGGTATATGCTGTGCAGAAAGTTTGACGAAACTGAATATAATGGGTGGGGAATTGAATTCAATCCCGATTCGGGCATTTATTTTTATGGGGAGTGTGTCCCGGATGAAGTGTATGGAAGCGGTACCCTGAACTTTGCTTGTTACGGAGAGGATTTCCCCGGGTTATCTCTCAATACCTGGCATCATCTGGCCTTTGTATTTTATGACGGCGCTCCGATGATATTTATAGATGGCGTCTCCTGTACTCTTTCGCGATCTATCATCCATGATTTTTCTTATGATTCCGATGTTCCGTTAATTATTGGCGCGTATTCTGATTGGGATGAATTTTTAAACGGGTATATCGATGAATTCAGGATTTCTAAAGGCGTCGCCCGATGGACGGAAAGTTTTATCCCTCCTGTGGTTGAGTACGATAATTCGGCTAACATAGTTATAGCTGTTCCTGAAATACTATCTCAAGAATCCTTGTCAGTTGTCGTAGGTATAGCTGTAAATATTCCAAACATTTTAATCCAGGAGTCTTTTTCACCAGACATTAGTTTCTTTGTTGGTACTGCCATTATAGTTCCTGAAATAACTGTTCAGAAATCCTTATCAGTGACCATTGGTGTTCTTCTGGTAATACCGGAGATATCAACTGCCCAGTCGTTTTCATCCAATGATCCAGTTATTTACCTCAGAGAAAGTATAAACGAGTCATTGGCTGCTGAGGATATCTTGACGCACTGTTATATACTGCCCATCATTGCTGACACATTTTATATTCGAGATACGGTAATCAATGGGCTTACTATTGCGGTACAAGAAGCACTCGGTCTCACTGACGCTGCTGCAGCACAACTTTGTCTGATGATCCACGATTATGTGTTGGCGAAAGAGGCGATTACCGTCAACCAAAGTGGAACCAAGACCATATCCGAATCGCTTATGCTGAATGACGCGGCATACCCTGCGCTTTACCTATCCATTTCCGACACAGTTGCCCTGGGTGACACATCTTCCGTGATGCTTATCCTTGAAGTCCTTGAATACCTTTGGTTTGGCGAACTTGTAACGGCCGTTGGGATATTAAACAAATCGGTCTCTGATACGATTGACGCGGCGGATTCGCTTCAGTTCGGATTTATCAAGGCGGTGTCAGATGCACTCGGTGTCGTTGATGTTGCCAGCGTGATAGGGGCTTTGGTTAATTCGATCACAGAAAGTCTTGTGGCTGCTGACGCTGTTATTCCTGGGTTGAAAATGTGTATCCCCGTCTCCGAGTCCCTATCGTTCGCAGACACAGTGTCAAGCCAAGGCATTCTATACAATATCATCTACGACACCTTGCACCTGAATGTCTCCGTTGAATTGGATGGGGAGACCTGGGAATGCTACGTTTTAAACACGCCGCGTTTTCTCCCATCGGTTTATTCCGGATTCAATTTTAACTCATACTGCGTGTTTGAGAATCGGGCTTACGGGTGCAAGTCAGACGGGATATACGAATTGACCGGGGATACCGATGCTGGCGTCGCATTTCACACCGGGGTCCAGCTTTCAGAGACAAGATTCGGGATACCAAACCAAAAGCGGTTTATGAAGGCGTACGTAGGCGTGGAAGGTACAACGCCGAAGATGGTGATGGAAACTGAGGACGGATCGAAAAAGGTTTATTCAATTGATGCTGACGGCGAAGTTGATGCAAGTCGGGCGATCAAGGGAAAGAAGTGGAAATTGACGGTAACAGATTTCGATCAGTTGGATTTTATTAAGTTATATCCAGTTGTACTGGCGAAATAGAAAGGGAAAGCGGATTCATGGACATAACATCATACTTTTCCAATCAGGGTGCACCGGCAACAGGACTTTCCCCGGTTGTTACGATAAGGGAGATCCTGACGGGTTATGCAGTCGTGATCAGTGCTGCCATGTCGGAGATAGGCGGAGGTTTTTATCGGTACGCCTTCATCAATCATGACCCGACGAAAGAATACGTTATTATCAGTGACGGTGGAAGTGCATTGAGCGCGACTGACCGGTATTCTGTTTCGGCAACGAGCATTGAAAACGAGCTGATTACCATCGAGCAGAAGATCGATAGCCTATCTCTTATCGGAACGGTCCCTTGGTCATACCCACCATCTTCTGTTCCGATGAGTTCATCAGAAGCCAGGACGGAACTAGAAAGATCGCAATGGCTCAAAAACAAACAACCAGTCATCCAGTTTTTCATTGACGAGCGCCGGAAACTGGTTTCAATGGTAGCTGGACGTGGTTTTCTCCTGGCCCCTGGATTTTTGTATGAATACGAAACCGGACTTGAAGTTGATACAAAACAAAAACTTTCTGAAGTCAGTTATGCTATACTGAAAGAAGCCATTGAACGGGATTTGAAACAGGCTGGTATCGATTACGGTATCGCATATAAATATGCGGCGATGGCGTGGGAAATAAATAAACAGATGCTTCTATCCGACTGGGACAAGGAGCTTGCCTGGATTAAACAGGGCATGGCTGCAAAGGAGCAGTCTCTTGATCAACTTGCCATAGAAGTATCAAGGCGCGGGATTACGCTTCTTGTGGCTAAAACATCCATTGAATTACAGGCGGAGGCTCTCAAGGCCGAGCTTGCCGGGATTGAAGATGATTCGGTGGATTATGAGGTTACGCTTGCACAACAGAAATTGCTGACGGCGAACAAGAAACTTGAAGTCATCCCGATCCTGCAGCAGATCCTTGATGTTGAACGCGAGATTATTACCGCTGAACGGGCCATTATCGAAAAAGAAAGAATCTTGGTGGCCAGCGAAACTGAAAAGATCGAGTATCTTTCGGACCTGGTGGGCATTGAATCTGAAATTGCTGACAAAAAAAGAGATGACCTACTGCCAGTTACTCAAGAATTGATTTCCAAAACAGAAGAACTTGTCGTGGTTACACGGGCGCAAATTGAAAATGAAGTTCTGATAATGGCCCAAAAGGTTCTTGATTCTGAAATCATGGTTCAAAAGGCTGAAAAACAGGTTTTAATTGTTGGATCACAGATTGATGAAGAAGAAAAACGGCTTTTACTTTTGGATGCTAAACTTGCTTTCTCCAATACCCAGAGGGAGTACGAGTTTTTATTAAAGAAACTGGAAACGGGAAACCTCGTGTCTGCTACGGTTTCAGAAAATGACAGTCACCGTAGCATTATGGATCAAGAGAGTCAGACGCAGTCAATGTGGGTGAACTTAAAAACAGAGACGGTTGATGCACGTTTGGCTCAGGACGTTTCAAGTTCTGGAAATCTTGCTAGTAATGCTGTTTATATAACGACAGGGATTGCAAATGTTCATGCTGACAGTATTATAAAAAAAGCTGAACTTGATGCGATATCAAAAGTCTCAGCTAGTCTCACGCATTTAATAGGATAGCTAAAATGACATCCTTTGAAAACTCACAAATAAGGCAGTCAACCATCTGGTCTCCATTTGAGTATTACGGATCGTATAACGATGTTCAGGAGGCAGAGCGGGCCATTATTTTCGGGTTGTACTCAAATAGTTGGAGGAACGACGACGGTTACATGCAAGGCGTATATGATATCGACATGGCCAATATCCTGTCAGATTATACGGCCAAGGTTGCCGAACTTACTGTAGATGAACAGAAGGTGGTGGCTGATATTTCCGCCAAGCGGTACATCTCCGGGATTGAAACGCTGGTCCATGATGGGAAGATGGCGACTCAACTTCAAAAGATAGATGCCGATGCCGATGAATGGGACGCCAAGATCGCTGCACTGGCCGCCGACCGTGCAGCTCTTGAGACCCTCCGGGTGAAAATCGCTTCGGAAATAAAGCGGATCGCCGCCCGAATACTTGAACTTGAAGCGTATATCCAGGTAGAAAAAGCAAACCTTGAACTTGTCAATGTGGAGATTTCCGAGAAAGAGGTCCAACTTGCTGGAAAGGACCTACAACTTGTTGAAAAGGCACTTGAAGAATCCAGAAAAGAAATCGCAATTCTTCAGGCCGGCAATGAAATAGCAAAGATTCAACTTCAGATCGTTGAAGCTGGGCTCGAATTGATTGATGTGGATATGAAGGTGGCCAGAACAAATCTTGATATCCAGCAGACTGAAAACCAAATTGCAAAAGCTGTAATGGCCGAATCAGAACTTGATATCGCCAAGGCCAGAACTGAAGCCGAGCGTTCGGATCTTTCCGTCATAGAGAAAAGAGTCGATCTTGCAAAGATGCAAGTTGACTCAATTGCCAAAGAAATATCTGGAGTCGCAGCGGCTTCTTCCGATGAAGATGCTCTTTACAACGAAAGACTTAATGCCTTAGCGGCTAAACAAAATGAACTGATTCAGTCCATAGCAAACCGGACTGAAACTGCATTGTTTGCGATTAAAGAAAAAGAAATCTCGTCGACTCTTGAAAAGTCGATAGGCGAAAAAACTAACACAACACAAGCCATTACTGACCTTGATAAGATAAGAGAAAGATATGCCCAATTTTCAGCAGCAAAAACAACAGCAGATGCTGTTGTAGCCGCTGCAGAAAAGTTGGCCGAGGCAAATGTAGCGAGTACCTTAATACATTCGATTAAAAAGGCCCCATAATTGAGCGAATTTGAAAATCTCATAAATGCTTTAAAAGGTGTACAGGGGACCGGGCAGCTTTTAGGACGGATGGCTGGCCTCCTTGAAAAATCCGGAGCAAGAAGAACGCTTGAACCAGGAGATTTTTTTCACTCTGGAGATAAGCCGATTCGCATGTCAGCGCCATTGGCATATGACCTTTGGTATTTATCCAATGACGTGAATCTTGTTCATCATATTGATCCTGGAACGGATTCCGGGGTCTATGTCAACGAGAATTTGAAGTTTCTTGATGACTATCTCAATGGGTTAAAACCCATGAAGGCAATGACCGCGTCTGATTTAAGAAACGATGCGACTTATGAATATACGATCTCGTCTTACAAGGACAACTGGAAGAATGAGGGCGCTTATTTTATTCAGGTAATGCCATTTGAAATGTGTCAGAAAGGAACGGGATTTGATTATGACTCAGATGGGCCAAGTGGGTACAGCAAGGAAGAATTTATTGGGCACGTTACTTTCCCGGTCGGGCAACTCGGTATTATGGAAGTTATCTCGGTGTTTCAAGAAACTGAGTTGGAAGCTGAAGATTTTAGCCTGGAAGATGATGAAAAGCCGGTCATCATCGACGATCCCCAAATGTTCCCGCCGATGGAACACGCCGGAGAGAACCGGTCGTTCGGGAAATACCTGGTGGATCACGGATACCTTATTCCCGATCAAGTTAAGCCAGTTGTTGAGATCATGGCCAGTCCCATCAGCGAAAGAGATTACACGCAGAACGTCAAGCCAAAATCCTGGACGCGGTTATGGATTAAAAAAACCGACAAATATCCAGTACCCGGGGAATTCATTGGTATACTTATCAAACCACTTTCGTGTCCCCCGCATATCTGGTGGTTTCAGGAATCTACCCCGCTCCTCTATGCAGGCAACTGGGTGGAGACGCAGAACCTGACCAGTGGTGTTATAACGATGGTGACGCTTGAGGCTGTACGGATTGACAACGGTATAGGCGACGAATACTGGGTTAAGGTGAACGGGATTGAGTTCATTGCTTATGCCTCTGATTTCAGGCGGTATGAAGTTGACGACCGGGTAGCGGTTTTGAAACGTTGGACAACATCGGCAAAGGCCACAAGATCATTTTCCTGGAAAGACCAGCGGGATGGAGCGCACCCAGTAAAGAGTCAGGTTTCACTTGAGTTTGTGATACTGCCGATAACCTTTTATAAGGAAATGTAATATGCCTACAGATTTTGAAAGACTCATTAGTAAAGTAGCAGATATGGCTGAACAAAGCCAAAAAGCCCGTGGTATAGATGCTTTTGGCTCAGTAGGATTCAAAAATAACCAAGAACGTATGTATCAAGATCAGCGGAATGATATACGTGATAAAGATATTGCTGAACGTGAAAAACAACGTGGCCTCGTACGGTTAGGTGAAAATAAAATTGTCTCAAACCAGCAAGCCCTACAAGCGAAAGAACAAAGAGATTATAATCTTGCTGACGAAAAGAACCGTACAGCACTCCAAGTTGCAGACATCCGAGCAGGCGGTGACGGGTCTGGGTCTTCTTTAGGCGGACGGCGAGGAAAGAATTCAGATGAACTTGAAGCTGCAAAATTAGCTGCAGCTATATACGAAAAACAGACTGTAATACCAGGACAACAACCTAAACCATATGGCGATATACACCGAGAGGTATTAAAAAGTATTACCGGACGAGGCGCTGTACAAAGAGACCCTGTTACTGGCCTCATAGTTAAAAATACTTCTCCGTCAGTAACTGAACAGAATGCTGCAAAAGGCAGTGTAGGTTATGCATTACCAGGTGAAACACCTGAAGAACGTGCACAACGACAAACTTTAGTACCTGGGCATAAAAACGTATCAACAGCGTTAACTGAGAATCAGTGGCAACAGTATGCTGATGCAAAAAGTCCAGGTATGGTATACCAAGGTAATCAACCTGGAATAATAAATGACCAGATCGCGCGGTTTAAACAACCAGACGGTACTACATTTTTTGCTAACGCAGGGGCCGCACGAACTCGTGTTCCCGCGGTAAATACAACTCCTGACATGACTGAATCAGCACCAGCACCAGCCTCAGTCTCAGCACCAGCTTCAGCACCGGCCTCAGCACCAGCATCGGCGTCTAATAAAATGTTTGGTGATTGGGCAGGAAGAATAGTACGTTTTCTTGAAAAACACCCTGGTGAATATGCTTCACCGTTAGCTCCTATTATTAACACCGATGAGGCGTATACACCGTCGGCTATACCCGCAGTAAATATAGTTCCTGGTATACCTGAACCAGCAACAACCGTACCTGAAATTGCACAACCTACCGCGGCAGATGTTGTAGCAAATGATACTCGAAATTATAGTTATTTTGACCGGCCCTCAGAATTTGGTATTTCAGGGTACCTGAATAAACTAGCCCAAGAAAAACATGGTTCTGGTGTACCTAAACTAGCCGCAGGTGTTATTGATTGGTTTAAAGATCTTAATAAACCTAAAAAATCAACAAATCCGTTGATGCCAAATTACGGCCAATAATTACACCAAACGATGTAACTGTTCGTCTTCAAAAAGAGTAAAGAGCTTATACTTTTATAAAGGTACAAGCTTAAAATAGCCTTAAACGGCTAATTAGATAGCCTAGATTATCTAGGAAAGGATATAAAATGGGCTTACTTGATATTAGAAAAGAATTTGACGAAAACAAGGGCTATTACGGTCCTGATACCCCCCTTGACAAAGTTGCGAGAGAAGTTCATGCGAGTTCTCAATTTGCTAATACTCCCTACGAAGACTGGCTCAAAACTGCAGTAGTCCCAAATCAAGTCGAAGAAGATAATTACCAAAGAGAAGTACAGGCCACAAAAGATAAACCTATAGGCCTCATTCGTGAATTTGGTCGTGGTGTTGGACGCGGTGTTATGCAGGGTCTTCCTGAGGCCGCTGGACAGAGTCTTCAACTCGCGGACCGAGCAATTACTGCTGAGGGCGAAGCGCCTACTATACTCAGTACAGTAGGTAAAGGTATTGAGGCTTTTGGCACGGACATGAAGAAGAAGATGCCTGGATGGGAGTCTTCTAAGGCAGCAGATGTACCTGGGTCATGGCAACGTGCAGCAAGTAGTTCTGGTGAGTCTACGCCAATGTCCTTAGCGCCCTTCGCAGTAGGTGCAGTAGCGTCTATAGCAACGGGTGGTAATCCCCTCGCTGGTGTTGCGGCGGGCACTGCTGCAATGATACCTCTCTTCTATGGTGCGACTACAGAACAAAAGTTACGCGAAGGTGAAGCAGCAGGACTCAGTAAGGAAGACAACATCCGTCAAGCCAACATATCGGGTGCAGCTGAGGTGGTCACTGAGTGGGCGCAAGATGCTATCAGTGGACTTGTCTTTAAAGGTCTCGGTACACCAGTTAAGAATGCTGTCAAGGAGGGCCTTGGTGGCATTATTAAGTCAGTGGTCGCAGGTAAGTCTCTTGGCGAAATTGCAAAAGATTTCTTTGTGACTGGTCTTGTAGAGTCTGGAGGCGAGGCTGCAAATACTGCTATTCAAGCATGGTCAGATAAGTCAGTAGGTCTTAATCCTACCCAAGACACAACTACTGATATGGTTGATGCCGCAAAGTCAGCACTTATGATGACTTTAGTCTTCAATGCCTTTGGTATCCCATATGGTGTTAAGCATGCATCTGATGTACGTAAGACCCTACTTAACCCAGACGCACCGACCAAAGCAGTACACAGAGCTATTGCTGAGACTGCACATGGTATTAATGAAGCCGACCCAGAACTCGCAAAACTCTTTACCGAACAGGCCGTGAAGTTACATAGTGTAGGTAAACCTATCCTATTTGACGACGACTCATATTACCAGAAGAACGTGGCCAGAGAGGACGCGTCCAATGAGGCGAAAGCCTTGACCATACTCTCTCTGGCCAAAGAAGATAAAGCACCTACGCCTGAAGCTCTGTCTGCAGTTGGTCTTACTGATGCCGACATACCGTATATTATGAAAGCACGAAAATTTTATGAGAAAGCCCTTGGTACTGAAAAAATTGAAATTGACACGATGCCTACAGAGGCGATGAAGAAAGGTGCATTGTCCACGATCGAGAAACGTGTAGACTCTGACGTGCTCGATGCGATTCGTCCTGTGATTGTGCGGGAAGTCGGCGCTGTTAAAGACGTTACCCAGTGGAATAAAGAAGTACAGGTTATTTCTGCTAAAATAAATCCCCTTGAACGTGAACTTGAACAAATTGATATACAGGATGACGCTGGTCGGCCAATAAACGCTGAACGCCGCGAAGCTATAGCAACTCAGCTCGTTGAGGTTCAGACTCAGTTAACAGAAGCCACAAAACGCCGTGACGCGGCTCAAGCGATCAAAGATTCTCTTTCACGGACTGTAACGCTTGACGACACTGAGAAACCTGAGACCGGTAAGATAAACGTTGAAGGTGGTATGACCGCTGCAGATATCTTGTCTGACGTTGAAACTTTACGCACCGGTGGGGACGCTAAAACCTTCGCAAAAAAGTATGGTAATGCTGCTTATGCGTATGCAAATACGCATCGTACTCAGCAAGACTTCAGTATGCCGACTTTCCTGGATCATGCAGCTAAAGCACTTGCACCTGAGAGTACAAATAACATTCAGCCGAAAGAAGGTATTACTCAGGCACAGCATGAGTTGAATGTAAAGGCGTATAAACTTATTGATGATAAGTCAAAACCGGCTGAGATTCAGGCTTTCGCGAAAAGTATCGGTGTTGAGCCTATTAAAGGCTATACCAAGGATGACAAACCCTTTTACTTCCGGGCTAAGGAACTACGCGAAAAGATCGCCGCACAAATGGAGATTAACGCTTTACACGCGGAACCTGAAATTACCACCGATACTAAATCATTAGACAAGTACGACGCAGCTGAAAATACTACTGCTGATGACCTTGAGGCCGCAGCTAAGGAACTTAAAGCCGCAGAGCCTGTTCCTGAAGCGCATAGTCTTACGCCGGATGAAGCTGAAGAGTTTATAGCTCAGGAAGAGGCAAAAGCAGTAGCAGCAGCAAAACCCAAAACAGGCCTTGGGTGGGCGTCTAAGGAAGAGTTAGAACAACTTGCCAAAGACCGTAAAATAGAATTACCCCTTAATGCCGACGGTACGGTAAACCATAAGTCTCTCATCACGAAACTGCGTGCAGCGCAAGCCACAATTGATGCCGCAGCACACGAGGCAGCTACATCACCGTTGAATAAAATACCAGAACCTACACCAGCGCAGAAGGAAGCGGGTAACTATAAAAAGGGGCATATTAACCTTCAAGGTCTTGATATCTCAATTGAAAATCCTGTTGGCTCAGAGCGTAAAGGCGTGTCTAAAAGCGGCAAAGAATGGTCTACCACCGTTAAACATCATTACGGATATATAAAGGGTACCGTTGGTAAGGATAAGGACCACATTGACACTTTTATTGGCACTAACCTGGCTTCTGAGAAGGTGTTTGTAGTAAATCAAAATGACCCAGAAACAAAGAAGTTTGACGAGCACAAAGTAATGCTTGGTTTTAACTCGGGAAATGATGCAAGAACAGCATACAATTCCAATTACGAGAAAGGCTGGAAAGGTGCTGGATCTATTGTTGAAATGCCTATGTCCGCGTTTAAAGAATGGCTTGCAAATGGTAACACTAAGATTGAAGCCATCAAGCCCAAAAAAGAAGTAAAACCCAACGCCAAAGTTGAAAAAGCCAAAGCCCAACTAGCCGAGGAAAAAGCTGTAGACGAAACAACGAGTAAGGCAATTGCGGAAGTAACCACCTTGTCTATGCTCGAGGAAGACGCTACCAAGTTACGCCGTCTTGCGAAAGTCTTTGACGTGCCCCTGACAGTAAAAGACACCAAAGGTGAACTGAAAGCACGAACTAACTCGCAGATCGTCCGTGAGTTAAAAGACAAAGCCAAACATTACTTGGTAGACAAAATTGCAAAGGCCAAGGACGAAGAAGTTGAGGCTGAAGCCAAAGCGGCCAGAGAGGCTCTTAAGGGCAATGAAGAGAAGATCCCAGGCGAGCGGAAGAACAAGAAGAAAGAGACGCCTCCTGTAGCGCCTTTATCACCGCGGGCTGTGCACTTTACTAAGGCAATAAACCTCATAGACGGTATTAACGATAAACAGAGGGCTGTCTTAATCCGTATCGCAAATGGCGAGAATATTGGCACCGCAGTACCTAAAGTGCCGTCATCTACGCTCAGAGCATTAGAGAAACGCGGTCTTATTGAAGATAGCAAAGATCGCTGGGAATCGGCTACGAGTGTATGGGAACTCTCTGGCCCGTTGTCTGATACGCCTCTTGACGATGACGAAATCGATGATATCGAGTCCACATACGCTGATGTAGTTGTACCAGACTTGATTGAGGCCACCTCGCGCTTTGAGACCGAGTACATTATGAAGAAGGGCCCGCAGAACAAGCTCCCAACATCTGAGAACTGGATTCGGTCTATCGACGGGTGGCTTAAAGGCTCTATGCCTTCTGCTGTTAAAGAAGAACTCTTCTGGTCAGACTTACGTGAATGGCTTGAAGGTAAACCCAGTGAAAACGTAACACAAGACGAAATCCTCGATTACCTAAGTGAACATGGCCTCAAGAGTCAGCTTGACGTCAAAGTTACGTCTAATAAAAAAGAAGGCCAAGAGTCCGACTCTGTAATACCGTATGAGAGTTGGATGTTTGATGGTGGTACGCCGGATTTAGAAGTCAAATTATTAGCCGCATACGACGCTGGTGAAATACCAGATACTGAAAAAGGCAATGCAGCTAAGAAGGTAGCAGAAGCGTTGCGTGAATACCCCGATGAATCTATTGCCACTCTTATGGGCGGGGATACCAACGCTCAAGAGGAACTCCGCAAACGAGCTTTATTAATTATAGGCGAAGCACCAAATGTTGATCTTACAACACGCGATAGACTTATGCGGAACTTTGAAAGAAGCTCCATTGACCTTTTTTTAGATAACCTCGCTGGAGGAACTACTGGGACATATGCGCGATTCCGTGAATACTTTTCAGCTGACGCTCAACGGTCTGAGTTAGAACGTATACAGCAACAATTGCTAGAACTAAAGAGGATAGAGTACGCAGCCGAGTTTTGGTCAGGTGGGTATGACCGAGATGAGTATGCCCGAGATTATCAGGACGAGGTAAACGACTTTGAGTACAGCGGCTATTCTGTTGTCCCAATGAACAATGCGAAAGAGATGTTTAACATTGAGTTAAGTATACCTAAGCACGGTAAAGACCTGAAGGTATATACAACAGGTCATTGGGATACCAAAAATCAAGTAGCTTGGGCCCGCTGTGTTGTATTACCAACTGGTGAACTCTTTATCAATGAAATTCAATCTGATTTACATAACGCGGCTCATAGATCTGGTGGTTATGCTAAACAAGGGCTGCTGGCTGAAGTTACTAAAGCTTATAATGAGTTAAGTGTTGAAATGGCTAAAGCTCTAGATCATCTGTCTGAAATATACGACGGTACAGGTCCTGAGACATTAAAAGATCCAGCTAAAGCCCTTGACCAAGCTATTGCTAACTTCAAAGGCGGCGTTATGTATTCAAAGAACGTTGACCAAGTTAAAAGAGACCTGCGTAGACAACTCGCACATTTTTATACGCCTAACCAAATAGACGAGATCATGACACGTTTAAAGCCGTTAGAAGAAAAAGCGCAGACGTATAACGCTGTAAATTCGGCCATAGAAAAACATCCACCAGCATTCCCGTTTAAAGATAACTACGTCGCAGTGATGTTTAAAGAAGTAGTTAAGGAAGCTACAAAACGCGGTATTACAAAGATCGTATGGCCCGCGAGCCCTGCACAAGTGGCTAGAATTGAACAGTGGGGCACACTACGCAACGTAGAAGGTAAGTGGGTAGCTTGGAGTCAGCATGTAGGCGGAAGCGTTAACCAGCTTACTCAGAACCTTACTAACGTTGTACAAAAAAGCATTGTACCGTATGGTGGGACTCTGGGGACTACGCAAAAAGACCTCGGTACCCGGTATAACACGGATAAGGACTTCGTCTGGAGAGCTGAGAAAGTTGTCGGTACTGATAAAGATGGCAATAAAGTTGACAAAGGCTATATGCTGCGTGACCAGGTAGGAGATCAGTATCCGCATCTCTTTAAAACGGAAGCTGAAGCCCTTAGCGCCAATATGGAAACGCTGCCGCATACGTATAATCAGTTCACGATCGGTGACAACCTTAAAGGCATGGCCGAACGCGGTGAGATTCCATTGGCCGACCGAGCTGAAGCTGGGACTACAGGCCTTACACCTGGCGAAGTAGCCAGAGGGGTAATGAAGGCCCTAGGTACTCGTAAAATACCCAAATGGCTTGTGATACACGCATCAAACAGTGATCTTACGCCAGTTATGCGACGCCGGTTAGGTAACCAGCCTATACGTGGCGCGTACTACAAAAAACAAATACACCTTGTGGCTGACCGGATTACAGACCCGATTGACGCGATACGCGGTATCCTTACGCATGAAGGTGGGCATATGCTCCTGCGGGCTGATACCGTATGGCGTAAGCAATGGGAAAATATCTACGATCTTCTGACTGATGAGAAGAGTCTCTCCGAGATGGATAAAACCTTACTGGACAGGATCTACAAAGAAGTAAGACTAGGCCATGCTAAAGTATGGGAAGCGCAAGGACTGTCCGATTTAGAACGCCGGGGCATGTATAAAGAAGAAGTGATGATGAAGTATTTGCAACTGGTTTCGCAGGATGGTCTCACGCATCAAGAACGTCAGGCTAAGTACTCTCTCTGGACAAGGATCTGGAAAGCCGTATCTGCCTTCTTATTCAGGAACTTTGGCGTTTCAATGAAGACCCTCCGGTTTGAAGCTAAAGACGTCGCAGATATGCTTATGGCGGATCTTCGTAAAGCCGTCGAAAAGCCCCTGATTCACAAAGTAGAAAGCATTCACGCGTATACTGACAGGATCAGCGCCAGCTCGCGTCTTGAAACTGAATATGTTATGAAGAAGGGCCCACAGAATAAGTTTCCTATGGCTGAAAACTGGATTAAGTCAGTTGACGGATGGCTTAAGGGCTCTATGCCTGCCGCGATAAGAGAAGAGGTATTTTGGTCAGGGCTTCGTGAATGGCTTGTACAAAAGCAAGGTGACAATGTAACCCAGACTGAAGTGCTTGACTTCTTGAATGAGAACAGTCTGAAGAATGATTTAGACGTAAAAGTAACGTCAAGCAAAGTAGAGTTTAAAAATGTAGAAGGTAAATCAACTGCGCCTTGGGCATATAGCGCGGATGATGAAGCAGGTTCACGGCAACGCTTAATAGCCGCAGCTACTGCTGGTTCAATACCGCATGATACAAACGCTAATAAAGCTGCTAATAAAGCCGCTGCAGTCCTTAAAACTTATCAGGACTCTACGTTCTCGCAATGGCTGAATGAAGACGCTGAAAGTATAAACCCTGCATTCATGGCTTTGTTTGATACTATTGATAAATTGAAATACCTTGACTTGCAAGAACGAGATGTTCTGCGTGATACGCTCCATGGTAATATACCCATAATTGAGGACTACGACAGCAGTAAGTATATTAGGCAGCTTAAAGAAACTTTTACAGGAACTACATTGCCTGGCATTAGCCGTTTTATTAAGGAACTTGATTCAAGTGCCAAATTATCAAAAGCAATTCGGTTCGGCGGAAGTATGTATACAAACTTCATACATTCTGCGCGAGCTATACGAGAATACGTAAATGCGACCTTTACCGGCGCTGAAAGAGCTGCGGTGCCTTGGTCACAGTATAGTATCATTCCAGCACATCAAGCTCAAGAAACATTTAACGTAGAGTTGAGTTTACCTAAAGGTATCGGGGATTCAGACTATAGGGCCGTGCATTTCAGTAAAACAAAAAATCAAATTGCATGGGCGCGCTGTGCGGTATTACCTACAGGTGAAGTATTTATAAACGAGGTACAATCAGACCTGCATAATCAGGGTAAAAAACATGGATATACCTCATTAGAAGCGATAGCTGATTTTCGTAAGTACCAAGCTGAATATACTTCAAAGAAAGCGGAGATATGGTCAAGACCAGAGTTTGCAGAGCCAATTAGTGCTTATGAATCCGCACGTAATAACGTACGCACAGAAATTAAGCAGTATATTGCAGATAACCACGGAAAGCAAAAAGGAAAAGCAAATGCACGAATTAGAGCTTACATAGACTCTTACCTTAACAGTATGAAGTTTAAAAAACCAACAACTACAGCTACTGAGCCTATACGAAAACTGCAGGAAATTATTCCAGGTATTGATATAGAAAAAGTACGTGGTATGATGGAAAAAATGAGACCTTCGGCAGTAAGTTATAATACTGCAATACATAACCGGTATTTGGCAAAACGTACGTTGTCAAGACCGTATCTTACTGTGATTCCAGAACTTCCGTTTAAGGATAACTATGTCCCCACGATCTTTAAAGAAGTTGTAAAAGAAGCGGTAAAACGTGGTATTAATACTGTAGTTTGGCCCATGAGTCCTATACAAGTAGCAAAAATTGAAAACTGGGGAGCTAAACTACATTACTCCGATGGAAAATGGATAATTGGCGGCAGTACGTATAAAGTAGGCGGTAGTGTTAGACAACTTACTGAAGTACTTACTAATGCTACGAAGAAGAACATTGTACCATACGGTGGAACTCTTGGTTCTGTAGAAATACCAGGTATGTCTCCGGCGTTGAATTATGGTTTTAATATGCCTTTTATATCAGAAGTAAAAGGTGGATATATTATTGAGTATACATCAGATACAGCATGGAATAGAGCAGAGACTAATGCACGTGACGCTTGGGAGAACGATGGAAATAGTGCTGATGACTTTGAATTTGACGATGCAAACATAGACCCAGATAGTACGATTGCGCATATTTTTAAAACAGAAGCTGAAGCAGAAAAAGCTCTTGAGGATATCGAAGAAACTGGGTCTGCAGATTTTGCGAATACTTATCACCAGTTTGTAATTGGCGATAAACTCAAAGATATGGCTGAACGCGGTGAAATCCCAATAGCTGACTTTGCGGAAACCGAGCCACACGGTCTAAGCACAGAGAAAGGTAAGAGTTACAAAATAACCAGAGAGAGTAGTGATCTTGACTTCGAGGAAGTAAAGCTCGGCGTTGTGATCCACAGCATGTTTGTTGACCCGAATGATCGACGCCAAGGTATTGGCGAATCGATGATGCGAGAAGTAATGGACGCCTATGATAGGCCTATCTACCTCGCCGTAGTATCACCTGAAATGAATAAGATGGCCGAGAAGTTAGGCTTCGAGCTCCTCTCTGGCCGAGGTCAACCGACTGAAGGGCTCAATATCCCAGAGGCTGTCAACTACAAAACGGCTGATGTCTGGGTACACCGACCTGAAATAATGCCTGATCTTGTTGATACGATGGGCCGGCGTCCTGAAACACGTGAAGAGGCTGAGTATGCAGCACATCTGGATAAACTTGCTGCAGCAGATACCATTGCACAGCGTGCAAAAAATATTCAGACTAAACAACTTGCACAACTGACCAGCCAAATTATGAATACAGTACAGGCTGAGCAAGAGCGCTTGAACTTTGGTAAACCAAAAAAAGGTATTAAAGGATATACGCGTACTATAGATACACAGACCACAAACATCTTTACCCGCATGTTTAGTCTTCCAGAGTATTATATGCGCCGTGATAGTTCTGCTGAGAAAGTGCTCGAATGGGCGCAGAAACAAGGTGAGATCAAGCATGTTACAGAAGGCATGGTCGTCGGTAATACTTTTATACCGCTTTTAGAGGGCATGAAGAAAACTGATCCGCGATCATATAAAGCAGGTATGAATTACTTATTAGACGCTGATAAGACAGGTATCGGGTATTCAGTCCGGCTTGTAAAAGACCGCTGGCATGTAATGAGCCCTATCGGTAAAAGTATTCTTGATTACGCTAAAGAATCTGACGCAGTTACAGCCATGACTGCAGAGGAACAGAAAAGTCTTAAAGCTCGTGGTTTCTCTGAGAAAGCTATGGCAATGGTTAAAGAGTGCCGCGATCTTACAAATCGCGGTTTTGACGTAATTGTAGACGATATGCGCAGGCAGATAAAACTTGCGCGAGATAACGGTATAACAGAAACAACCGCGGTACACACCGTCGGTGGTAAAGACGTAGCTGTTAAACTGTCTGAGGCAATTGCTATTGTCGGTGATTTACGCGGTACATATTTTCCACGTGAACGCCCGCAGAAAAATTATGTATTGACCGCGCAAAAGGAGAACGCCCTTGGAAAGAAAGTACTTATTCCTATCGACTTATATCTTCCGGCGAATGAATTGGATTCTGCATTAAAAGCAGGTATCAAAGGCTTTATTAACCAGAAGTTACCGGTGGCTGCAGAAGTCAAGAAGCTTATGGCGCAAGGTTTTAAGGAAAGCGAGATTTCCATTAACCCTGTCAAGGCGGCAACTGAAACGATCTACGACACCCCTGGTCTTCTTACAGCGACGGATTCACTCGTTTCCGCGGCCCTTGAGAATGTAGACCGCAAAGATATGTCTGAAGCTGAACAGAAGTTACTTGAGGCCATTTACGCAAAAATAAATTACAACATTGGTAACATCTATAAAGCAAAAGGTAGTTTTAGTTCGCGCCTCAAACGTTCTGAGTCGCACTGGGAAGGGTACGAGACTGACCCGCTTAAAGCACTTACGGCTTATGCGCAGAAGATCGCGGCTGGTGTTGCACGTAGAACAGTGGCCAGAGGGATGCTTGAGGCTTTTACCGGACGTGACGTATCTTTCGCAGATTTCCAGAAATCTAACCCAGGCACAAAGTATAAAGACTACCGCGCTGAAGTAAAGCGCAAAGCAATAAGTGCAGTGAACCAAAAGAACTTGTATGATGATACACGATTGTATATGAACCATGTTCTACGACCTGATAACGCGGTAGAACGAGCTGTGGGTTATCTCAAAGGTTTAACAGTTCTTAAGTACCTTGGTTTCCGTGTAAGTTCAGTTGCAGTTAACGCTACAAACATGGCGTTCGCGGCACCAGCTACAATTGCTGCGCACACAGGTATGTCAATCACGAAATCCTGGGGCGAGATTACCTCAGCGGCTGCCAAGTACGCCAAGTATCGCGCGTCTATACTGGAAGGTTCAAATGTCATTTCTAAAGGCTTTAAGGAACATTTAGGAAAGCTCCCTTTAGCAAAGCAAGATTATGACATATTCACATACATTACAGAGCGCGGGTGGGACGAAGCACAATTTAACCAGGACACTGTGCGGGTATTGCAGACTACTGCGAATGAGACCTGGAATAACACAATGGCTAGCGCGATGTTTATGTTTGGCGCTGTTGAGAAAGCAAATCGTGCTACTACGATCTTTGCGGCGACAAAAGCGCATATGAAGATGAACAAAAGTCTTACAATGGAAGAGGCCCTGCAGAAAGCATATCATACCTCTAATAGAGCACATGGTGAATATGGTAAAGGCGCTAAACCTTGGATCGTGCAGAAGGTACGTCTCCTCGACATGCCATATACCTTCTTTAAATTCCAGCAGAATTATATGCTGAATATGCTGGAACTCGGCATAAAGTATAATAAATGGGGGACGTCGGTACCGTACATGCTCATGTCACCAGCAATCCTCGCAGGTGCTGGAGCCTCCCTGGTCATGCCAATCGTGGCCGCGGCAATTAAGGCTATGGGCGGAGGTGATGACCCTGAAGAAGCTTTTTATACCTGGGCTGAAGAAGCTTTTGGGTCAGATGCATTTGCACGACACGGTTTTGCAGGACTCATTGGCATAAACCTTAAAGGGTCTTTAGAAATTACAAACCCGATGCCTGACTTATCTAAGGGCTGGTTGGGAGCTATGGGTGCGCCTGGTGGAGTATTCTTAGATATCATGAGTTCTATTGACTCCTTTATGGACGGCCAGTGGGAAAAAGGTCTTGAGAAACTTTTACCAACAGCTGTTGGATCTATAGTTAAAGGTTACCGTGAATGGGATGAAGGTGTTACAGACAAAGTCTATAAACCTATTTTTTATGGTTCAGATAAATTAAAAGGTTCGCCTACAGATTTTGCATTACGGGTCTTAGCTTTTAACCCAGGGAGTATATCTGGTGTACGGCAAAAACAATGGCGCGAGAATCAAGTACGTCTTGAGTATCAGAAAGAGCGCGCAGGCATACTAGAAGGTTTTAATCATGCGCTAGTTAATATAAATAATACAAATAATACAGATTTTGCAGACTTATATAGACGGATTACGGAGTATAATAATGACGTTTCAGGTGCTGACCCAAAATATCAAGTTCCGTATATTACGTCAAAATGGTTAGTATCAAGTCTTAAACGTAGCCAAAAACCCGATAAGTACGAAAAGCAAAGACCTCCAGCTGGGGTATAAAGTAGGACGAGCTGAAAATAAGTGTTTACTTTTACGGAAAAGTATGCTATAATAAAAGTTAAATAAGAATAGGCTTAATTCGTCATTTAAGGCTACTTTTAAGAAAGTTAGTGTAAGTGATAAGGTCATTTACACTTTTTGAAGATGGCTAACGTCATCGTTTGGTGTAAGTTGGTCCTTTTCTTGTCGTTTTAAAAACCTTAAACAAGTAAGTAAAAGGAGATTAAGTCATGGCAATGTTTTATGTTAATAAATCAAAAGAGATTGTCCCTTGTAGTGGTCTCAATCTCGTTTCTCCAGCCTCCCTGGCTGAGAAAACCCCTGTTAATGCTGTAGCTGCTTCCGGTGTTGTAACCTTCACTGGAACTCCCCTCGTTCATGTAGCCAACGTACAGGCAACCGGTACCATCACTATCACGGACTTACCTGTCGCAGAAGAGACCCTTACTGTTGGGGCCCAAGAGTTTACATTCAAAGCGCTCCGTGCGGCCGCAGGTCAAATCACGATCAGTCCTGACGCACCTACCCAGGCTACAAATATCGTGGCCGCTATTACAGCAGACCTCGCTACTGTGACTGCTGCACGGGGTACAGGCGGTAATACCCATATCGTCACAGTTACTGCAGTCGCAGCTGGCGTGGCTGGTAATGCTCTTGCTCTCACTGAGGTCGCTACTGGTGTAGCAGTAAGTGGCGCCGGTACTCTCGCGGGTGGTGTAGATCATGTGCATGAGTCCGTTATGGTCGGTACCCAAGAGTTTATTTTTGTTACCGCACGTGCTGGTGCCGGGTCCTTTGAAGTTACTGTAAATGCCAATAACACAACTCAAGCCGCAAATCTTGTCACGGCTATTAACGCCGATGTAACAAATGTAACAGCTGCTAACACTGACGGTGTAGTTACAGTTACCGCAGCAATCAAAGGTACGAGTGGTAATCTCATTGCTTTGTCTGAGACTGCGACTGGTACTGCAGTATCAAGTGTAACAGGCGGTAAACTCGACGGCGGTATCAACGGTACTACAGGTGTGGCAAATGAGACTTGCGCCAATGCCTCGTACATTTACCATTGTATTGCAACTAATACTGTGGCTGACGCTAATTGGCGGCGTATATCTTTAGGATCCGCGTTCTAATCATTCCGACCTCTCTGGTCGTTTTGGCCAGAGAGACCTTAGTTAGAACTTATATTCTGTGTATACAGGTATTATTGGAGTCTATGAATATCTTTACTGGTAAAAATGGGCGGCAGGGTGAACCTGGTACATCAACTGACGACACGATATTATCTTATGAGGCTGGTCAGACGGTCAGCGGTCATCGGGCCGTAATTCTGGAGGACGAAAAAGTCTATTACGCTGACTGCACCACCCTGTCACATGCCAAGCGAATCCTGGGGATCACGACCGGCGCCGCCATGGTAGGAGTCTTGGCAAACGTGCAGGTCAGTGGAGAATTGACCGAGCCCTCCTGGTCATGGACTCTTGATGTTCCGGTGTGGCTTAGTACTACAGGACTGTTATCGCAGACTCCACCATTATCAGGTTTTAGTTTAACTGTTGGATTTCCAGTATCGGCTACTAAATTACTGGTTAGAATAAGCGAACCTATTTTTCTGGCCTGAGGAATTAAAATGGAAAATATAAGTGAAGAGGTCTTAAGAGATTACGATAATAGGTTCAAAAATATGTCTGAAGAAACAAGAAAAGCTCTTTATGACGTGCTTGTTCTTCAGCCAGAATTAACAGTTCGCAAAGAAGAAGTAAAGGAGAAGTGAAATGGCTGGACCACATAAATTCTTGAAGAACCTTGCAGGCGTTATTACAGAAGAAGTGGCAATTGCGACAAGTGCTGGTGCAGGCGATGATGGGAAGATTCCGGCGCTGAATTCGTCTGGTGTTCTGGATTCCACGATTGTCAACAGCAAAACGACTTCGGCGGGTGCTGGGGATTCTGGAAAGCTCCCGGCACTTGACGCTACTGGCAAATTGGACACGACATTCATGCCGACTGGTATTGCTGCGGATGTTGCGATTATCGCGGCGTCAGAAGCATTGGCAGCTGGAGATTTGGTCAATGTTTGGAATTCAACCGGAGCAAAATGTCGGAAAGCTGACGCTTCAACCGCCGGAAAAGAAGCACATGGATTTGTATTGGCTTCCGTTGAAAATGGTGCAAACGCTACAGTGTATTTTGAGGGAACAAACTCTCAGGTAACGTCATTGACTCCTGGTGTCCAGTACCTTTCTACAACTCCGGGTCTTTGTACTGCAACGGCTCCTTCTGGATCAGCGCAAGTTGTACAAAGGGTTGGTTTTGCGATCAATGCGACGGCGCTTAATTTCCAGTCGCAGGTGCCGATTACTCTTGTGACGACGTAAGGTGAGATATGACTACCGTATTGAAAAGAGCTACTTCTGTTACTGATGCTACTCTTTACACTTGTCCAGCAGGTAAAACAGCTATTGTGACTTTTCTTTCCGTGACTGAGTATAATAACAGCACAGCATCATATCGCGTATGGATTACAGATCATTCAGATAGTGATGGTGTTAGGTATTTTGTTAGAAGTGGGAGTTTGACAGCATACCAAGCAGCGCCAGTAACCTGCAAAGGGCTTGTATTATCTGAGTATGATACACTGGTAGTTGATACATTATCTGGTGGTATACACTATATCCTGGGATTAGTAGAAATAACATAGAGGATAAGACATGGCTGTTAAACGACCACTATGTATGTATAACGGTATAGTTAGGGAACTGGACTCAGGAGATACTGTTCCTGGTCAAGCCCCGACAGGTCTTCAGCTTCCCTTCTGGAAGATTATTTCGGGAGAAACGGTGGCTGTCGGAGAAAGGCAGGAGTATGCGATCAATTCCGGGGTCTTTGACAATGAAGGAACGCTGGATCTCGGAGCGGACGCAATCCTGTTTGTCGGCGGTGTGAGTAATTTTATTTATATTGCCTATGCCAGTGATGCCAGTGGGACTAATTTCACTACGACTTTCAATTCTTCCCTTGATTACATTGCAATCAAGAACTCGAACTCCGTTATTTCTTCCCCGCAGGCTTCAGATTTCACTGGATTATGGAAGAATTATAAAGGTGCAACTGGAAGCCAGGGGATTCAAGGGGTTCAGGGAACGCAGGGAATCCAAGGTGTAAAAGGCGATACTGGCAATACTGGAGCTACTGGCGCTAAAGGTGACAAGGGCGATACTGGCAACACGGGAGCAACAGGTGCTACTGGAGCACAAGGCCCCGCCGGAGCAGACGCAACGCCTACAGATATAGGCTTACTGATAGCATTAGGAGGAGACTAAATGTCTGGTGCTGCAAAAATATTACTGACCGAAGGGGACGCCCCGGCGACTCCGGCAAGTGGGCAGTCCGCGTTTTATGCTAAAACCGATCATCTTTTTTATCGAAAAGATTCTAACGGCAACGAAGTTGTGGTAACTCCTGGGTTAGCGGATTCGATCAGTGACGGGGACATCACTCATGCTCCCACAGGAAATGCCGTGTTTGACGCGCTGGCGTTGAAGATGCCGATTGTAGCTGCAATATCTGATACCACGCTATCAGGCGTTCCTAAAATCTTCACCATATACGATGGAGCAACGCCGTATTACGTAAAAGCCTACCCCACAAAGGTTTAAAGGAGCATATAATGATTGGATACCCAAAACGAATTGGCTGTGATCAGGATTTGATTAATCTGATGGAAGATTATCCGCATGAGGTCAAGCGGGATCTGGAGCGTATCAAAGCCCATGACGCAGTTCACGCTACAGTTAAACGTGTGATATCGGGCAGTGAGGAAACAAAGGACCTAGTGGTAGAAACCATCCCTAATCCCTGTTTGATGTCAAAGCAGCTCGGAATCACGAAGTCAGCAAATATCGACGCAATGCTGTCAACTGTGAGCGCAAAGATTGAAGAAGCGGAGGTGAAAATTGGCTAATCGAAAAGTCACCCTTGATGTGTCAGATTCCTGCATCGCTGCTGCTGTACTGGCCTCGTTTCCGCTCAACAAAGCAGACAGAATCCTAGAAGCCCACGCATCGGATCATGCCATAGTGGTTGTCAAAGGGAGCAATCTGATCCCAATGCGGATCGGTACGAGCTGGTTCCTGATCGACACTGATACCAATGTATCGACAGCAACGGCTATGGACACTGGCAGTATAAGCAATGGCAAGGATTATTGT